TCTTCCTCTTCCTCTTCCTCTTCCTCTTCCTCCTCGCTCTCTGTTTCTATTTCCTCATTTTTAACCTTTTTGACACTAACTTCTTCTAAATTATTGTTACCCTCCAATTTATTAACCTTTATTATTGGGAATGTTGGCGATTTACTTTCATCTTGCTCTACCGACTCTTCTTCCTCTTCTTCCTCTTCCTCTTCTTCCTCTTCCTCTTCCTCCTCCTCTTCTTCCTCTTCCTCCTCCTCTTCTTCCTCTTCTTCCTCTTCCTCCTCCTCTTCTTCCTCTTCTTCCTCCTCTTCTTCCTCCTCTTCTTCCTCCTCTTCTTCTGTCGATGAGCTTGCCTGCTTAGTTGGTTCCTCATTATTTACCAATTGCTCATTCACATTTCCATTATTTACTTCAATATGTATATCGGCTACACCATTATTGATGGCATTATCATCTGTTGACGAGTCATCATCGTCATCGGAGGATGAGTCATCTGTAGAAGAGTCATTGTTATCGTCATTTGTTTTATCAAATAGAACATTATCAATGTCTAATATTGTTTTTGAAACAGGTCTGTCAATAATTTCTAGTTTAACACAATCATTATTATCATTATCATTATTATGATTAATATTATCTTCCATTACCTTTAATTTAGCCTTTAGGGTTTTATTTTCGTCAATAATTACTTGAATAAATGGCAGTTTAACAATCGTTTCGATAAAGTCACGATATACATTAATTTCATCATTATACATTTTATTAATTGATTTTTCAAACTCAGATTTAATACAAGCGTGAAATTCATTCACATATACATCTATATTATTTGGCTTCATTTGAATATACTCCATTACATATATAATAATGATTCGTTTAATATAGTTTAAAAAAGATTTAAGGAATATATATAATGAGCGTGAATAACCACACCAATACATCTAACGACGTAAATGATGTATGTAAATATGAAGAGACAACTGGCCAATACCAACACCAAGAGCCGACGGCAGACCAAGACCAAGAGCCGACAGCAGACCAAGACCAAGAGCCGACGGCAGACCAAGACCAAGACCAAGAGCCGTCGGCAGACAAAGACAATAAGCCGTCGGCAGACAAAGACAATAAGCCGTCGGCAGACACAGAGGAGCCGTCGGCAGACAAAGACAATAAGCCGTCGGCAGACAAAGACAATAAGCCGTCGGCAGACACAGAGGAGCCGTCGGCAGACCCAGACAAGGAAAACACGCGCAATCAATTGAACGAAATAATTCAAATCGTATGTCGTCAAACTGAACTCACCGAAGAAGAAGCGATAGAAAGGCTTGAGAAGGAACAATATAACCATATGAAAGTATTAAACGATTATTTTGGTTTCAAAGAAGTAACACCCGAAAATAAATCGACCATAAATCAGCAAATATATGGTGAAATAAGAAGTTTAATGGATACCAGTTCTAGAAATTTTAGACTGGAACAAGAAAATGCACAATGTATACAAAAACTAAAGGAAACTAGGGGTGTCAATAAAGAATAGATAATTACATGAATATTACATAAAATATATTTAATATTCATTCTACATTTAACTAGATGTTAACGTGTCAAATACATTCGTTTTTTTAGAAGTACTAGTACTGTTTGTAGTAGCACCCTTTCTTTTCATCTTAAAAGTGGTATTGCTAGGAATGGTTCGCTGGTTCAATATAAAATCTGAATTATCTTCGTATAATTCAGGAAACACATGTGTTAGTGGTTTTTCAACTACTATTAATAATTTATCTGTTTTGAACAATTCACGATACTCGTTTATAGATAGTGTACCATAAAATTTGTCTAGTAAATAATGCGGGTTAGGAGCAGGTTTAACATTCTTACAATAATCGTATATTTTACCATAGATATTATTTAATAATTGATATCGCTCAAATTTAACAGATGAATCTATTTTTTCGTTCATTAAATGAGCTACTGCGCATTCAGGACTACAAAAACAGCCATATACTTGATATGAATTCTTGAATTCGTATTTGGGTATAAAAATTGCCGGATTATCAAAATCATATGTGCACCAAAAACACGAGGAACGCTTATCATAAATATTATTATTATGTAGATTAATCTTTAACGTATTTAATTTATCCCAAAGTTCATTATTTGACACATTACTCTTTTTATTATAATCCACCGCATTATTGTTATATGCGATATCACTTTGTACATCACTTTGTATATGAATATTATTATAGTTGTCATCCGTATGTGTATTACGAGTAAGTATATTATTGTGAGTGATAGTGTTGTCATTATCAAGATTCGATTGTTCGATTAAAAAATTGTCCATTTTCGAATTATCGAACTGAAAACTTTGAATAGTCTCGATACTAGGATTGTATGTATACTTTGTTGTGTAATTGTCAATATTATTTAGGTCAGTTATCGAACATCTTAGATGTAATATAACATTTGGTTCATTATCATTTGTTTCGTCTGTAATAATAGTTTGCTGTATAATTTTACCGCCTTTTGGCTTGCGACCTCTTTTTTTTGGAGGTGGTTTTACAGTTTCAACAATTAATGGTTGTTCAATTTCCAATACAACATTCTGTTTTTTTCTACCTCGTTTCTTTTTCTCAATTGGTATAGTTGATTCTGATAATGTTGGTTGATTTATGATTGAACTCATTTATATTTAAATTAAACAAGATTAATTTAAATAGTTTTAAAATATAATTAACCGCGAAGTTTGATATTATAGCATCCACGACATAATGGTTGATACATATCCTGACTACCTACTAAAACTTGTTCTGTACTAGAACTAACTATTCTATCACTGAAAATAGCAGGATTACTACACTTGCCACAAACAGCATGTATTTTCTCAATTCGGTCACAATGAGGTATCAAATCTGATATTTGACCGAACTTGTTTCGTTTGAAATCTCCATCTAACCCAAATACAAAGACATGTTGGTTTAATTCATTCACTAGATATAAGACTTCCGTCAAATCAGTAAAGAATTGTCCCTCGTCAATTAAAATAAATTTACTCTCTTTAATTGCGTTGATATGTTGATTGATAAATGATTTAATAGTATCGCATTTAAAACAAGAAATCTTCTTTTGGTCGTGCGTACTTAATTTATCTATAGAATATCTATTTTCAGTTGAATGTGTTAAAACAACCACATTTTCATCGTTATTCAAACACTCTTGATATGTTTCAATTAACTTTGTTGTTTTTCCGGCATACATAGGCCCAATATATATATTTAAAGACCCGAATTGAATAGATTCTGTCATTTTGGAGATTACGTTGTTTCCCATTTGTATAATATTATTATATCAATTTTATTTAAATATTAAATGTTAAATATTAAATATAAGTAAATAATGAATACTTTTACTCCATGGGTAGAAAAATATAGACCAAACACATTTAATGAAATTGTTTTAGACCCATTAAATAAAAAAATATTAGAAAATATTATTAAAAATGAGCATTTTCCTAATTTGCTATTTTACGGACCCCCTGGAACAGGAAAAACAACAAGTGTTATAAATTTAATTAAAGCGTATCAAGACACAAGTGATAATAAGAATTTAATGATACATTTGAATGCTTCAGACGAACGAGGGATAGACATTATACGAAATCAAATAAATACATTTGTAAACTCAAAAAGTTTGTTTAATGATGGGATGAAATTTGTAATATTGGATGAGGTGGATTATATGACCAAAAACGCCCAAATCGCACTTCGTTACTTATTACAAAGTTATAAATCAAACGTTCGTTTCTGTCTCATATGTAATTACATTAGTCGCATTGACGAAGCGCTTCAAAATGAATTTGTTCGATTAAGATTTAATCAGCTACCAGAAAATGAAATAATAAAATTTTTGAATATTATCAATGAGAATGAAAACTTACAATATACTTCGGATACAATATACTTGATTCAAAAGCTATTCAAATCTGATATAAGAAGTATGATAAATTATATGCAATCAAACCAGCAAATCATTTACAATAAAAAAATTGTTCAAACCAGTCTCTGGGATAAAATAACTGAAAATATAAAAAATAAGGAAATGAAATATAACATTGATTTTATTACAAAGGTGAGTAATGAATATAATATCGAGAAAAAAAATATAATCAAAAATTATTTAAATTATATTATTCGCACCAATAAAAATATAGTAACTGAAGACTTTTTGAATTTTGTTGAAAATATTATGCATATAAATGATTTAAATATAGAATATATGTTGCCATTTACTATATTAAAACTTAATAAATTCTTTCTGACCTAATCAATTATTTGTTATATGTAAACGTATTCGTAAATGATGCGAATGATGGTGAAGCAGGGCGTGATGATGCGTTTGTAGGAGAATAATAATTATCCATACGTTTTACCAATTTGTCCATAAAACTATTTGGAGGTGACACCTTGGAAGGGTCAATACATGTATGATTTAAACCTAATTCTTTATTTTCAAATGAGGAAATTTTTGTAAGAGGAATAGTAATAGCAATAGTTTTTTCATATGAAAAATTATCCATGTTTTATTATAGATAAAGAAAAGAATTGAACCTTTTAAATACAATTAAATATATTTAAACAAAACAATATAGATAGTCTAACTATGGAAACTATTGACGACGATTGGGAAAGTTTCTTACATAATGACTACGATATTGACATTGATATAGATGAGGAATCGATTCAACGTAATATTGAAAAAATATCTACAATTTCCCAATTGACGAATGTAAACAATATTCCTAAATGTTCTGAACTGTATATTTCTACAAAAACAAAAATCGCCTATTTAAATAAAAACGACATAGATATAAAAACTGTATTCTGGCAAATCCCGATTATGGATTATATTACTCCTAAAAACGGCATTATAAAAAAACAAATAAAATACTCGTCTACTTGTAAAAGTGAAATAGACTTTATTGAAGAACAGTTGAAAACTGTAAAATGTTACGAACAACAAGTAATCGAACACATAGAAAATCCGGAAGGAAGAATCAAGTTTAAAGACCAACGAAAAATTAGCATAGGCGTGTGTAAGAAAGACATCTTAAGTTACCGCAGTAAGAAAAAGAGAGCATTCTTTAATTGTTTTGTTATTATTATGCGGATATATGAGAATAATAGCTATAAGGAAATGCATGTTAAAGTATTCAATACAGGTAAATTGGAAATACCCGGCATTCAAAGTGATAGTTTACTTGAAAATGTATTACAATTGTTAGTAACTACCCTACGACCATTTCTAGGTAACGATTTGAATCATTTACCTGAAAAAAATGAAACGGTTTTGATTAACTCTAATTTTAATTGTGGTTATTATATTGACAGAGACAAGTTATATGATTTATTGAAGTATCAATACAGAATAAATAGTAATTTTGATGCTTGTTCTTATCCGGGTATCCAATGTAAATTTTACTACGATAATACTATTGGTGATGGTGAACAATGCGGTCAACAACCTAAACATACAATTTTTGATGAAGTATCGTTTATGATATTTAGAACGGGAAGTGTTTTAATTGTTGGAAAATGTGAAGAAAATGTGCTGTATAAAATTTACGACTTTATTAAAAAAATTCTGGAAGTAGAATACGACAAAATACATAACCTAAATAGTGTCATACCGGCTATTCCAAACAATGTAAGGAAGAGGAAAATCCGCAAGAAGACAATATTATTTGATTGTTACACTACTGAATTATAATAATAAATAATTGAATATTTTACATACAGAATAGTGTTGTAATTTAGATTCTACGTCTACCTCGTTCAGCTTACTCTTTATTTTTATACTGTCAATTTCTATTTTATGAATTTTTTTTATACAATATTCTAGCAAGTATAAGTAATTCTTGTTTATGAATTGATACGAGTAAGAATTATTAAATATGTTTAATAGAATATGTAAATCTTCCAACTTGTGTTTGACGCTAACCTGATTATGTTTATATAATATTGGTAATTGAATGATAGTATCTACAATCTTGTATAATTTTGTAAATACTATTTTTTGTAACTCGACCATATTATTTGTTTTAAAATCGAAATTTGATACAAAGTGACTGAAAGTAGTATTATAAAATTCAATATACAAATGTAATATCTCTAGTTTAGATTTTGTAGCAGCAGATTCGCTGTAATTTGTTCTAATAGCTTCGTTTACTTCAAATATTGTCTTTTTATAGATAAATAAGGTTGCGTCTTTGGAATTTAATTTTAAAAGATTGTTTGTGTCTTCTTCCAATTGACTAATAAATTCAACATAGTATATTATGGATTTTTGTGTGTGATATATAGTCAAGTCCAAATTCTTGGTATACAGTAATAAAAAATTGTAGATATAATATGTATTTTTTATTCCCTTGATCAATATATATTTCAGATAATCTTCTTTCCGGATGGTAATATGTTCCATACAACCTTGAATCAATTCGTGAATTAATCCAATATACTTTAAAAATAGAATGTGTTCGTTGCTATCTAGTTCATTATTATAATTTTCAACATTACTTAGAATAAAATTTTTCATTTTTAGTAGTCTATTATATTTTTTTATTTTAATTTTAATTTGTTGGGGTTTTTGTTTTTTGTTTTTTGTTTTTTGTTTTTTGTTTTTACTAAAATATACTTTTAATTATTAATAGTATTTAAAGATTTATGATTGTTTTTCTATATAATGAGTTCTCAAGTTGCTGAAGCCAGTTATAGATTACCATCAAATACATGCCTTCAACATGCCTGGAAATTAGCTATTGTTGAAGATAAGGAGATTAAGTCTGACTACTGGACCGCCTCCCTAGATAAGGAGGTTATTATTGGGGTTAAAGCCACTCAAGAAAAATTGTTGGTTAAGAGTGAAGACGAATATACTAGCCCTATTATCAAAATTTATAAGGTAGAAGGTGAGTATATTATTGTAACTGAAAATTCTATTTATTTAGTATCTGCAGATATTGAATCCAGTCGAATTTCTTAATTGATAGCTGACGACTGATAACGGAATACTACAACTTCGAGTTTATTACTAAAAATGATTTAGTAATAAAACTATAACGATAAACTATAATAATAAAACTATAGTAATAAAACTATAACATGTCTGAACCTAATAAAATAATTCAAAATTATCAGTTGATGTATGCCAAATACGACATCAAAACATTGGAACGTAATATAGATAGATTGTCATTAAGGAGCCTTGTAAAAACACAGGTTCTAACTCTTGATTTTTGTAGGAAATATATATTAAACCCGGACGAATATGGTATGTGTTCAGAAGACCATTATATTTCAAAAGAAGATATAGTAATATACCAACCACATATTACATTGGAACAACTGAATTCTAAAAAATAGTTACATTATATTTATTTATTATCCGTCATATATATATATATATATATAATGCCTACTACAATTGCCGGAGGACAGAGAAGATTACTTTTTACTGGAAATGTAAAAACCAATTTAGTGAATAAATATACCAGTGGCGCAGGGGTTGGTGCTGTTAATACTTCTGCTAGACGAGCATTGAAACGTCGTGCTACTTCGAGCGCAGGAACGTTGGATGCTAATGGGAATTTAATACCCGGAAAACCATGTTGTTCCGTAGAATTACTTCAAGGTCAATAAATAAGATATCTGATTAAGTGTGGCCAATATTTCATCACGAATATTTAGTAAATCGCTATTTTCACTGTCGTTAAAATGCTTGCTTAGACCAATCAAATACTTCTTATATGTTTCTATCTCCTTTTTGAACATACCATTGTCTTTATAATTTTTCATATGTAGCGTTTTAACACTTAATATTTCATGTTTATTTCTCTCACTAACATTATTGTGTTTTCCCAATAGTACTTCAACAAATTGGTCTATCAATGTATTTAATGAACCATATAATTCATCAGTAGCTTTATGTGTAGAAAATGATAAGGTGTTCCAGTGGTATAACTTTACAGTCATGAGCATTTGTAACATTTGTGTAACTATTTGTTTTTTAGACGAAACCGAACCATTGTGCTTACGTGTTTTATTTACGGACGAACGCCCTGCTTTACGACTATATTTCATTATATATTAGAAAAATATATTTATTTACTAATATATAGATTACTTACTAAATATATTTACTGAATAATTTACTAAATCGTATCGTATCTTTACAATATTTCTTTTAAACGCGAAATTTGCTCTTCGGTTAGTTTTTCTGGGTATTTTACGTTGAATTTAATACATAAATTTCCCTTGTTATTTTCTCTCTCCATACCAAATGCCGGTATTACTTTTACCAATCCATCTTTAAGCGGACTTCCGGCATCACTATTAAATCTCAACTGTTTTCCACTTATATGATTTATAATAAAATCAAATCCACATAGTGAATCTTTAAGCGTGATTTCTCTCTCCATATGTAAATTTAATCCGTCTCTTTTAAATATTGTTGTATTTTGAATCGTTATAACAATTTTTACGTCGCCCTTCAAATTACTATCCATTACGTTTCCTTTATCTCTCAATATTATCATCTCTTTGTCGTCTATACCTTTCGCAATATGTATGTATAACGTTTCATTTTCACATTTTCTTATTCCATCTTCAAATAACCATCTTTCTATTTGAATCGGTATCTGGTCCCCTTTAAAAGCTTGTTCTAAACTAATAAATACATTTTTTATTATAGGAGGAGGCTTATTTAAAGCATTCATATCCATATGTTGCCCATTTCTAAACACTCTTACGTTACCCGCCGGGAAACCACCCATTCCCGGCATTCCCGGTATTCCACCCATTTGACCACCAAAGAACATTTTAAAAATATCGTCCATATGATTCATTCCGGGATGTCCTGATTGAGGATGACCTGGCATTGGTATACCACCCCCACCAAATGGGTTTCGTCTCTTAATATCATATTGTTTTCGTTCATCTTCATCACCTATTACCTGGTAGGCCGCATTTATATTTTTAAAGGTTGCTTCTGCTTCTGTATTCCCTTGATTTTTATCCGGATGATGTAACAATGAGAGTTTTCTATAAGCCTTTTTAATATCTTCCTGACTAGCCGTTTCCGGTACTCCCAATACTTTATAATGATTCTCCATTTAATAATATATATATCTACATTTACTTAAATACTTATTACCGAATAAATATAATTAAATATAATGAATGCGTTGAATAATATTCCATTTATGTATAAATATAAACCGACTTTATTTAAAGATTTTGAAATAGAACGTGATATTATTGATATATTAAATACAATTATTTCTATGAACAATCTAAATATATTATTTATTGGTGATTCAGGGTCTGGAAAAACATCCTTAATTCATGCCATTATTAAAGAATACTATGGCAATACTCAATATAATGATAATATACTCGTTATTAATAGCTTAAAAGAACAAGGAATTCAGTATTACAGAACTGAAGTAAAAACTTTTTGTCAAACCAGATGTTCTATACATGGTAAAAAGAAAATCGTTGTATTAGATGATATCGATAATATTAATGAACAAAGTCAACAGGTCTTTCGAAATTGTATTGATAAATATAATAATAACGTTCATTTTATTTCTTCTTGTTCAAATGTTCAAAAAGTTATTGACAGTTTACAATCTAGAATGATTATAATCAAGTTAAAACCGCTTACAGAAACTAATTTGAATAATATTTTTCAAAAAATAAAGGTTATTGAAAATATTGTTCTCGATAAAAAAACAGAAAAATTCGTTTTAACCGTAGCGAACGGTTCAATACGTATTCTATTAAACTATCTCGAAAAATTTAAAATATTGGATGAACCAATCACGTATGAATTGGTTAATAAAGTATGTACTAATATTAGCTTTTCAATATTTGATAACTATTCGTCACATGTGTTAAGTTCGAATTTAAATGACGCTATTGATATTTTCTATGATTTGTTTGATAAAGGGTATTCTGTTATGGATATTTATGACAACTATTTCTTATTTGTTAAAATAACAGAATTATTCAGTGAAACGCAAAAATATGAAATTATAAAATTATTGTGTAAATACATCACTATTTTTCACAATATACACGAGGATGAAATAGAATTGGCGTTATTTACTAATAATATCATTCAAATTTTGTCCAAGTAATTTTGTCCAAGTAATTTTGTCCAAGTAATTTTGTCCAAGTAATTTTGTCCAAGTAATTTTGTCCAAGTAAATTTCTAACTCAAGTATATAATTAACTGTTACTAAATGAATCAAACATTTAAAACGGCGGTAGATAAAGGTATTTTATTTATGTTTTTAGAGAAGACGTGTGAGAAAAACGAAAAGTATTATATTTTTAATTCGTCCGCCTATAAAAGGGGGGAATTAAATAATGCCAATGTGGAACTGTTAGAAGAATTGAAACCATATTATCATATGGCAAAATTGTTTTATGTTGAACGTAAATTAACGTATACCAGCTTATGTACTATTATTAGACAGATTTGTAACTATCATTATATCAAGTTTACGACCAAAGTTGTATATAGTAAGTCTAAATATAACATTCCATATTTCATTTATTTTTAATCTCATAGAGAGAAAATACATTAAAAATAAATTATTTCATTCGACTCGTTTTATTTATATTTAGGGATTGTTTATTCTTTCTACGTGTTTTCCTTATCATATTCTTAGATTGACCACCCTTACTGGTTGTGATAGTAGGACTAGGACTAGGAATAATATTCACGGAACAAGTTGGAATATTCACTAATTCCATAGCATTAACTATTACACTGGTCAATCCTTTAAACAAACTTTCATAGTTTATATATGTAGTTGCACCTCGTTCGCCTCCTCCAAAACTAGTTATCACATCCTTATTAATCGTTGGATTAGCAGGAAAGTAAACACCTTCTTTATCCGTTACTAAGTTTGATACTAAACACAATACATAAAATATTACCACTTTTGTGTTGTTATTTGTAATCATGTTGGTTAGCAGTGTTTTAATAGATTTATTTTTAATACTATCCACATTCGAATACATATTATTTAAATGTGTAATATACACATTTAGTGCGTCATTATCACTTGTAAATGTAATCCTATTTGTATTATTATCCGCGGTATAATTTAATAATATCATGCTCAACACATCTATACTTTCCTCAGTAGCATTTTTTGCGCTGCGGTCCTTTGTATTTTTGATTCCTTCACTCGGATTTTCTAAGTAAGTTTTGATTGATAAATATGTATCATCATTTTCGGTTGTTGGTTCAACGTCCATTTCATTTGACATTTCACTTGCCATATCATTTTCGGGTTCAGAGTTTTTATAATTTAAAATCATATCAAAAAATTTATTATTTAAATCGTCCATTTGATTCATAACCGATGTTTTATACAACGGATTACAGCAAATTGCCTTAATAAAATTATTCAAATCTAAATTTTGTGTTAAGATGGCATTATTTGCGTTAAAAATCGTCTCGTATATTGATACAAAATCAGTAGGATTGGTATTGGTATTGGTATCCTCAAATAATAAACCTTCTACAGCAACCATGTTATTTCCTGATAAGAAGTCTTTTATTTTTTTTAATTGCTCCATTTCAGGAGTATTTATACCCCCGAATATATCTTTTTCCAATTGATTCTCATTCATTTCTAACACCTGAATTAATTCTGTAAAAAAATCAGTCAAATATTCTTGCCTACTCAATACTAATGGAACCGATTCTTTACCGATAGATTCTTGGTCATCTACATTTATAGTTTCTACATTATCAGTTTGATTATCACCTTGTTTATCACCTTGATTCCCATCACCATCAATTACAACAGGCGGTATCTTCTCACTCGGTTCAAATCCCATATAATTAATATTAAAATCCAACAATAATATTTCCAACAATTCAGATGGCATCAAGTTTGTATATATTTGATTCATCACATCTGGAATTTCGTATATTAAATCCACTAATATTCCACCCATTGTTTTATCATCTTCGCCTCCGCCACGTTGAACCCGTTTTGAACGTTTATCTAATGGTATAGTAGCCTGTGTAGCCACTTGAATGTTTTTGTCAGAATATAGTTTATTTTTAATTTGATTAATGGCCGAACTCTTACTTGCTCTAACAGCTCTATCCATTTCAAGCAATGGTTTGATTTTATCCAAATTCTGTTTTCTTTTATCTATAGCCTTTTGGTCATTGATTTGCTGTCGTCTCTCTCGCTCCTCTTCTCTTTTATTTTTCAAATCCTGTTTAATAGTGATTGTATTCTCTTCATTGTCCATTACTGTTTTGATGCCATTTTCGTTGCTTACATCTGGTATCGATTGTTCCAGTAGGTCTAAATTAGAAGTAGAATCTACGTTTATTAGCATCGCTTCCATTGTGACAGACATTGTTTCAGGAGAAGAAGGTGAGTCTCCCATAGGTTGGCTTACTGTCTGAAGCGTTCCAGACCGTTTCGATTCAATAATAACATCTACATATTGAGTTATAGACTCGTCCAATATATTCAAAAACGGATTATTTTGTACATTAAATATACTTTCCATCATTTTAATCAACCCTTTCACATTCAAATAAAATTCAAGTTGCTCGACAGCATTTGCGGTCTTTGCCCCAGGTCTTGACTGTCTTCCACTACCCGTCGATTTTATTAATAGAGTGTCCCGTATCTTTTTTAAATTGGTGTAATACTCCAAGTAGAAAGTCTTTTTATTTACACTTAAATCACTAACAAACTCCAACACAGTTTTTGGCTTTAAATTTATAACAGGTAAATTCACACTAAATTTTTGTTCTGTATCAACGTCGTATATGGTCTCTTTGATTATTTGTAGGTCAAATGTGCCATATAGATTTTGGTTTAATACATCATAATACTGATTGACAATTTTACTATAATTAATTCCTTTTACAAACACATTATTTTTATTGATTCCCTCAAAAATATTGAAATTTTCATCGACTATTAATTGTTTCGGGGCATTCTCATTACTATAGTCTGTAATTTTACTCTTTATTTCGTTGAAAAATTGTATCAATTCACTCGGTTCAGCAATTAATTTATTATAATTATTTTCTGTAATATACTTTAAATTTATCAAACATTTGTTTTGAAACACAAATATGTTTTTAATAATAGTCGTTATAACGCGATTATATGCATTCGTTTCGTCATTATTTATCACTAATAAATTACTCAATTCACTACTATTGTATAATGATACATAATCTACATCTGCATACAAACCTTTTAACTTTGTTAAAAAATCTATCACCAAATTATTTTTATTTTGAACTTGAAACAAGGCTTTATTGATATTTATCGTTTTTAAAACTTCCGCACTCGGATAAATATAGGGCTGTCTGTATAATTTATAACTATGGTTGGTTGTGATTGCCATCATACAATTATTGACTCTATATCTACTATATAGCGTACATAATCTATCTACCGATGTAAATAAGACATCTTGAAGTCCGGCTATATTTTTTGTTCCCATATTTTGTTGTTGAATCAATTCAATCGCATCAACCTGTTCATAATCACCACATCTTTTTAAGTCAAATAATAGTTTAGTCAATATATTTTTTTTATACTCAAAATTACCGGTTAGTTTATTATATACGTTTGTTAAAAAGTTGGTTAAATTTAAACAATTCGTAGAGGGGGCTATTTTGAATGCGTCTATTATATTGTCTTTAGTTGTTGTCGGGGCATTTATTTTTTTTATCAAACTTTTCAAATATACGACAGAGGGTCCATTTATTGATATTTTACTGTCAGTTGCGGTTGGATAAAAATTGGCTTCAGATACGGGGAGGGTAGATAATGGATTGTTTAATATTGTCTTTACAAAATTACCGCGCGAAGTGTTTTCCGGAATGATATATAAATTCAATGAAAAATTATAAGGGGATTTACTAGGAACCCATGGTTTTGACGGATTACTCATATACGCCAAAACAAATGTGTCAATCGTAAATAAATTATTTTTAAAAATATAAATGTCTCTATCACTATCTAGCACTGTTCTAGGAAATACAGAGGGTAGTTTTATCAAGTTTCCCTTGTTATCCTTCTTTTTTAATATCATCTTGTCTCCTTCCATTGAAATATCGGCGCCATTTCCGATATCTTTTACAAATGGGTTAGGGGGAGCATCTTTGAAACAAGGCTTGTCATTTACACTGGTTGCAGCTGAATCGCCATAATTACAAGCATCGCGCACAGTTCCTAATACATTGTCTTGGAAACCTTGATTGAATAAACAACCCAAATCTCCACTACCAGCATCTGTATTATGAACAAGTGTCTGATTCGTTCCGTCTCCGAAAAAAAAGAATTTCATTAAAAATTGTCCAATGTAATTTTTTTTCGCATCCGGACTGTCCTTTTTTATATCGTCTATTGATTTTTTAAATTGTCTTCCATTGTCTGTAATAATAATGGTTGATAAAGTATCCATAGACGGATGAATATTGACTGTATTGTAAAATATATTTTGTTTTTGGATATCTGTCAAATTCATAATGTCAGTTGTGCTAATTTTTAGTCCATAATTAACATATCCGTTTTTATTTTCAAATTTATATATGTCTGCGGTTGTTTTTGGATTGACATCTCCTAAACCGGATTTTTTTATGAATGGTTCGACCGATAGAATATTTTCAGGTATTCCCACCAAATTAAAATTTTCTAACAGAAATGCTTCCGTATTGGCTTCAAATGGACTGAGTGAAAATAAACCATTGTTTCCGAAGGGCGTATATTTTTTATAGGGAACTTCATTTAATATCGATTTTACTATATCATTAATATCATCCCCTCTGTCGTGTCCCTTTCCAAAATCATGAATTGTATCATTTAATGCCAAATATTTGTATAAATCTCCATTATAGCTATAGTTGTCATCGTCTACATTATTTAATATTTTTACTTGTTGTGTAGTAGACGTGCTCATTATAATATATATTATAATACTAAAATAATATATATTTAATAAATCTCCTAATTAGCCATCAATAAATATCGGGCTATTATTGTATTACTACTTAATACTTGTTCTGGACTCAATCTAGCAAACCATTGTAAATTACTTCGCAATAATATTTTATCTGATGGGATATACACTCCGTAGGCTCCTTCTGGAATCTCGAAATCATCATCATCACTCAATAAGTTGTCCAATAATACCGGTTTTCCATTTGTCATTTTCCCACCGAAATACTTGACATTCAGTGGCATTACATTCTTCTTTCTAACTTGCTCATACAACCACTTGTCCGTCTCTCCTGTGAATTCCATTTCATTTGTATAGTCTGATGATACAGTCTGTTCTAAGAAATTTACATATTGACCCATTAACTCACAATCCTTTTTACATCCCATTATTTTGTTTGTGGGAAAAAAATCAGTATATGTAGCTACATTACTTGTAGTAGGCAATTCTCCACAAAACATGGGGGCTGCTGATAAACCCTTGTTGAATAGAGGGATTAGATTTTTCGTACATATAAACGAGGATGGAAGAGTCATACCACCATAATAATATAATAATTTGGCCATTGCCAATTCTCTTAAATGAGGACGAAGTGGATTTGGTAAATTCGCAACCTTTGTGCTCCAGCCCGGGATAATTTTGTTGAATGACTTGTCATCTATTAAACATACATGAAACGAATCGCCACAATGGTCGACGATTGATTTTATAGTTAAATATTGATATGGCTGATTGAAACATTGTGTATTGCGTGAGGCAAAATGTGGCCACCATCTCGCGTTTGTTTCAAAGGCAACATGTATCCATAAGATAGGTTTGTCAGTTCTAGCTAAAGTAGAGTCGTTTAACAAATATTTCTTAATTAATTCGTATTGGTCCATTTTATTATTTAATTCCTCCGTCTTTTTGTATTTCTCAAAAAAGAATCCTAATATTATTAATAATACCAATACGCCAACATATCTCGCGTAATAGTTCATAGATATATACTATACTTACAAATTTATTTCGTAATATATGTATATGACAAAAAAGACTATGTCGAATAAAACTAGAAAAAAACGAAATTCTACCTATAAAAAAAAAGCTGATATAAGTGTTAGTGTTAGAATATTACCAATGAAATTTAAAATGTATGCATCTAAATCTTATGACGGAAATGCTATTTTAGAACATTCGCGTAAATTAGAACAAAAATATCATAACAAATGTATTCCAGATAATTTAACATGGTTGGGTAGTTATAGTGTCGCTAAGAGTTACAAAAGAAAAGATACTAATCTATATGAATGGGAAATTACACCTACTAGACTGGTTAATATAAATAAAAAAAAATGAAAAATATTTTAAACGTTTATTTATAAATTCGTCCAAACCCCTGATACCGCTGCTTAATTTATCAAGTGTGAATATGAAAACGGTATTAAATGTTGCTAATAATATGAAGTTCGAACATCCTTATTTTACCATGTCTATACCGGAACGAGCATGGCACGAGTTTGCCTTTGCCTATGGATATTTATTGTTGAAAGAACAATACGAGTTTTTGTTATTGATTAAATTTCTATTGGCTAATAATTTTATTACTATCAATATGAGAGATGGAACAAGTATTTTGTCTAAAATAGACAGGGATATTTATTACTACCGAACGGCTAATATTTTACCGTACAAACATAAAGAGAAATATAATCGAATTAGTTTTTATCAGTTTGACCAATCAGTTCTAACCAATTTATGTAGCTTATTGCCAAAAAACATTTCTGGCGTATATCAACCCAATGTAAATAGTTTTTGGTTTCCTAATCTAGTTGTTTATCAAATGAATATTGAAGAATATGTATTGTTTAATCCGCACCATAATCTAACATATATTACACAACGTGAATAATGTATTAGTTCGTATCTATCATTGTGTATTGTTCATTAAATTTCAAATTATTAACACCGAATAAGCCAGGATGTACAAAGACATTGGTTAGATGTTTTGAATCGACTCTAGTCATTACATCGTCGATTTTATGATAATCTGATGCACTTATATGCCACGACCCAGACATATGAAATCTTATACTGTTGTCAGTTTTTCCAATAGCATATCCATAAGTACTGCTTACTATTTTATCATTGATATAACTTGTTGTCATTTTGAATAATTGTTTTCCGTGATTATGATGATATACAATCTTAATTTTTCGCACTAATTCAAATTCAAACTTGTTTGTTTTCATATTGAACGCTGCTATTATGTTTGTTGCCTCTATACCATTGTCTGTTTTTGTAATAGACACTTTATTTTCACCTCGTAATCCATCTGGATATAGTTCAGTTGCCCCATATGTTGAAATACCTGTATAAGCACCAGGTTGGGCCACTAAATATAATAAACTTGGTTCTATATCAACCGGAAAGTTTTTGTAATAATTTATCACCAACATATAGATTATGAGAAGGAGAATACAAACAGTAACGGCACAATGTAATGTTAAATAACGCGATGAAAATAGTTTCATTTTATATAGTATGAAAATATTTTTACATAAATGAGATGTAATTGTCTAAATTGTCTAAATTATCTAAGAATATGTAAATGAAAAATAAAATAAAATAAAATTGATTCGAACTACTGGTCAATATTTGTCATAACCAAAAGATGATTATTGAATCTCAATTAATAACCAGTTATTATTCATACCAGTATGACATCGTTTAATAAGACGGTTACATTTGAGGAATGTATCACAATTAGATACTATGAATACGAGAGAAGCGAAGAAGATGAAGACAAAAAAGGAAAGGATTGGCAACGAACCGTCGATTTAACTTGTAGAGAATTTAAACTTTCTGTAGAAAAAGGAGGATGCGGTGGGAATTGGAATATTCTAGAGAGTAAATTAGATGAATTAGATGAACCATATTGGCTTTTGATTGGTCAGTTATGGCAACGTTTATATCGAGGTGCGAGACGGATAGAAGAAGATGAATCTTCAGACGAGGAAGCAGATGGAAATGAAAAGCCGTCGGCAGACACGGCAAACAAAAACCAAGACCAATAACAAATAGCCGTCGGCAGACACGGCAGACCAAGACCAAGAGCCGTCGGCAGACACGGCAGACAAAGTCTAATTTTCTATTCTCTTTAAATCCGACCAAAATTTGTCGTGATTTTCACGTATTATCTCATCTTGATTCATTAATTTATATGCTCGCTGGATATTTATGTCTTCATCTTGACTGTGTGCCTCCTTTAATTTATTCTCATGCGACGCCATCCAACTTTTACTATTTTGAACCATATCTTGGGTTCTTTCACGATTTATTTGGTCTATATTTGTATATTTGGTTCGCTTATGAAAATCTTCTTCTGTTACCGGAATAACCGATTCACAATGTGCTTTTCTCACATCTTCAAACTGAAGACTGTCAAACATCGATGACCCATAATTTTCTGGCACATCCCTCACTAAATCAAATTGTCCTCCACCATTCATATTCATATCTTGAAAGTCTTGGTGAACTACCAATGCTCTCAATTCCTTCTTTTTATTTTGAATATACTCATTCATCTGTCCAGTGCTTGTTACTGTGTCATTTACTATATCTTCATCCGATTTTAACCAATCGCCATACCCACTCTCTTCTACACTGTCTTTGAGGCGCATTTTTTCAAATGTTTGATTAAACCATTCCGTATATTCCTCTTGACTCATTGTCTTTATTTTTCCGTCTATCAATACACTATGTTCATTGCTCCACAAATCGTCTTTCTGATATTCAGTATTTGTAGTTGTGCTACTCTGTCTCAACTGATGTATTTTCAATAAATATTTATAGGCTTGAGAGAAAAACAAAAAATATTCCTTGTCAAGACCCGATTTATCCGGGTGGGTTTTCAGTACGATTTTTTTTGCGTCTTTTAAATGTTCCTCCTTAAAATGAAATGGAAGACGAAACAGGTTGATTAAATCATTCAAATCGTAATTATGTATATTTAAATCTAAATGTTCCATTTAAATATACATCTGTCAGTATTTTTAATTCGTTTTTTTACTAATTGTTACATTATTTTTTTCACCAACTATACTATACTATACAATGTCAGTTTTATCCTATCAGTTTTATATCAACCCATCAATAATAAATAATATATATACTCTTATGATGGATGGTAATAATGACCGGTTTATGGAAGATGGTATACATATTCAAGGCGCCGAACGAGGGGGACATTTATGCTATAAAAAAGATGATGCTAAATTAACTGTCGAGGTAGTTGGACTTATTCAAGCAACTCTTATGCCTGGAACGACAAGTTTAAATTCGGGTGATTTTCCATTTACATTCCATACACATCCAGTTGTAATCAATTTAGATGAAAATAAAATAGACAATTATCCTAATCTGATAAGTGACGAAGATTTAATCGGTTCTATCGTTGATAATTTTTATTGTAATTATCCAGACGACAGAAGTATTTGTAACAAAACCCAAATACAACAAATCGGTGGTATTAGTTTTTTTGATATTGTTGCGGTTCCCTACGGATTATTTGTATATCGTCCCAACCCTAATTATAATCATACAAACAAGTCGATAGAATTAGTAGAGGACGAATGTAGGGAAGTATTCAACGCAAGTACTACTTTATTGCCACAGTATAAAGTCTCGAACAAAAACCAATACTTTAATACCACTACACAAACAGCACAAACACGTATCGGAAAGTATATTAATTTATTACGCAATAATGGGTTCCTAATCGATTTTTTTCCATGGTCTGACGCTAAAAATAATGGTATTCAATTTGTAAATGAAATGCCTACACGCTCGTATGTAGATAATATATGTATGTGCTAAACTACGCATTTTCTATATATATTTTACATCTTTCTACATCTTTCTACATCTATCGAAAAAAGCATTTACTTCACCAATGTCCGCACCTGAAATACTATCATCTGGTACAAAACTAGTTGAACCTTTCTTATATGCCATTAATGTGGGAATACCCTTCATCATTTTTTTGGTCTTCATATACGCAAATAAATCGAAATTCTCATCTACGTTTACTTCAAAACATAATATGGAATCGCTGGATATGTTTTGAAAGTGAGCATCCACTTCTTTTTTTATTGATTGGCAAGGCTTACACCATTCTGCCGTATACTTGAAAATCATTACTCCTTTATTTTCATTTAATAATTGTAAAAAATAATTTCTATCTCCTTCATAATGATAAGCCATTCTTCTATAACATATCTACGAATAAGTCTTTAAGTTATTGAACAATGGCTTACTAATATTTGAAGATGTAAAATGGGACAAAATCTCAAAATAAAAAAGAATCTGTTAGAGACACAACAAGATTCTTTTTTTTCGCGTATATGTATATTAGTATTTTTGTTGGCTTACTATGCTTGTTGATTTATTTTACAGCGATTTTATGTCGGCACATCGGACAATTCACACACAAGTTAGGGGCAGAATGATGATTACCCGTAGCACTATAATCGTAGCGGCGGTTCTTTTCGGTATGACTAGCCCAGCACGTTTTACAAAAGGAATGCTTACACTCCGTCGTTACCTTATCTTCAACTTTTACCCAAGATGAAACGGTGTACATCCATTTGTATGATGTTGTAGTACATTCCAAACAAATAGGACAGTCGTCGTCGTCTTCCGTCGGTACGGGTTTGGTTTGATACAGGTCGCGCACTGGCTGAAACCCCTCCCACCTTCTAGCAAGTTCTTTAATAAGTTGCGATTTTGAAAGCGAGAGGTCGACCGGACGGAATCTAAATTTGCGGTTGTAGTGTTGAGTGTTTTTCTCAGTCCAGTCGTGAACCGCCCCCTCGTATGCTGCGTAATGATACGCAACATATCGCAACTCATTCGCCGCAAGTATTTCAAAATTAGGACGTTCACTGTCCATTAGAAAGCACCAACCTTCGTCGAGTGACTCACGCTTACCATTGAACTTGCTATTACAGTTATCCATCTTATGAGATAGACTGTTACAAAACACACATCTTACTGATGCTAATGATTGTTTCATTTTAATAATAGACTACTATAGTCATAAATGTATGATGCTGTAAACCGTTCCAACTACATAAAACTTCAATTTTTTTACATTTGGAAAGGTTTACATCATTATTTCCGATTATAAAAAAAATTGAAGTTTTATTTAGTTGTAATTGTATAGAGAGCCTCTAACTTGGCTCAATGGTTAATTGTAAAGTTAGACACAGGTCGAGTAATGAAAACCTGTGTAATTGAAATTCAATGTGACTCTGTTGTCGACTTGTTAAACGCATATTTCCTTAACCGGCCGTATGCAGATAAACCCTTATGTGGAGCTGATCACTCCCTTTGCCCGGTTTGACAAGAAGATAGTCTCGACCAAGTTTAAATTTAATTACAATATTATGATAATTAGTTTATTCCTCGTCAGTGGATAATGTTGAATGTAGATGATGCGAGGCAATTTGTTTGGATTGTACTAATCGTCAATGGGATAAAACTCAATTTATATAAGAATATGATTGAGTTTTATCAAGTGTTAATCTCATAGCTTGTCTGTAGATAACTGCGAAAATCTGTAACTCAGAAAACAATCCCAGGGGACGCCCTGTTTTTTATTTTGAAGTTTTCGCATATTTCAACGGTTTTTGGTAAAATTCTTTTTACTGAAAATTGATCAGATATAATATAATATTTATTCTTATGATATTATATTATATTATCAAAATAAATGTATTCATCGATATTAAAAAATAATCCTTTGCGATTATTCGATGTTACATTACGCGATGGACTTCAATCTATTTCAAAAATATACAATGTAACTGACAAATTACAAATGATAGAGAATATTATTGTACATAGACGTCCAGATGCTATTGAAATTGGGTCTATTGTATCTTCAACTTTGGTTCCTCAAATGACCAATTCACTTGACTTATTTAAGGAATTATCTTCTAGCCATCTACCTATTCATAAGCCGACGGATATATATATGCTTACACCTACTTTGAAAAGTGTTGAAATTGCTCGTAAACATAATGTACAAAACTTTTCATTTGTTACATCAGTTTCCAATGTTTTTCAAAACAAAAATATCTATAAAACCATTGCCGAAACTAAGAATGAACTCAAGTATATGATAGATAACGTTACTACTATAAATGATGATACTAAAATTAAACTATATATTTCTTGTATAGATACTTGTCCTATTATTGGCAAAATTAATCATATTGATATTGTTAATGAAATTATGTATTATTATGATACATATGAGAAAATAAATGAGATATGTCTATCTGATACATGTGGTACACTACAGTTTCGAGATTTCAAATACATTATAGATGAACTTATTGTTCGAAATGTCGATTTTACACGTTTTAGTCTTCATTTACATAAACAAAATAATAAACAAAACCTAAAAGATATTATTGTTTATGCTATGAAAATAGGTATTTCACGATTTGATGTATCAAATATGCCAGAAATTGGTGGTTGTATCATGACTATAGATAAAGCAATTGGTAATTTAGATTACGAACAACTATACGATTGTTTGTAATATGTATTTAACCTCTGGTCGTACCTGTTTATTTTCGCAAAAATCTGGAAACATGACCCTTTCTATATTTTTCACGCCTTGCTCGTGTGATTTGTTTATGCGATAATTCGTCGAACGTCGTCGGCGTGCCTTTATTTATTCTAATGGATGGTCTGTATACATCACTCTTATTTTTATACCCTACCTCACCACGCTGATTCGTCCATTTTTCATCAAACCATCTTGCTAGTCCACGCTTTCTGGTTTTATTTCCTCTATACGGATTTTTACGGGTTCCATATTTTGCGGTAAAACGTTTTTTATATTCTTTTACCACTTTGCCACTTCTATAAGCACTATGTTGTGGTTGCTCTTTGTAAATACGCTTCTTTATTTTACTATATAATTTACTATCAACCGGTTCTGACATACGACTCTATAGATTTATATAATATTTTATTTGTCTGCCGACGGCTAGTATGGAGTATATTTTATTTGTCTGCCGACGGCTAGTATGGAGTATAGTGTCTGCCGTGTCTGCCTGGTCTGCCTGGTCTGCCTGGTCTGCCGACGGCTAAAGTATAGGCGGTTTTGGAATAGTATACATTCTTCCAAAGGTTTCTTCCAAAGGTTTACTCATTCATTTACTATCTTTTCTAGTTCGCCAAGATTTATCTCAGGAAAATCCACATGACATTCCCAAAAATATTTACAATATGCCCATTTATATTCATAATCCGTCCCATATATTTCACTACATTGTTGTAGCAACTTATTTTCTATTCGTTTGGGTAATAAATATAAACTTTTCTTGGGCAATACATAACTAAGCTGAACCACGTCTGTTACCGGATTAGATGGCTGTTGTTCCAGCAATTCTGTATCAAAATAAGGCACGTATTTCAATAAATCCTGTAATATCGGCGGATAATGATATTTATAGGCCCATCTCCAGTCTACACAACCCACACTATAATACTTCCACGTCCATTCCAATCCTTCCAAATAATTCAAACTAATCTTCTTCCTCCATTCATCGTCAATGTCTACATCAAACAACATATCATAATACCGCGATTCCCAAAACTTGTCATTCGGATTAATATATTTTTCCACTTCTCGTTCTTTTGATGGAGCATGAAGCATCTCTTTGTCGAAACGACTCGTATTTTCATCAAAATGAGGTGGTCGTTTTTCTTGTTTATTCCGCTTGGCATAATCTGCTTGAATATACGATTCCTCGTGCTCCGATAATTCCTTGATTAATAGTCGAAAGTTCTTCCACACTATTTTTCCATCAACGATGATATTTTTCTTACTATTTCCCAATACATTTCGATATGTTTCCATCAAAATGTCCATACCGCCAGTTCGCAAATTAAGCGCCGGAAAATGGGGTAAAAAATCGTTTCCTAACATGAAGCATAAAAATATGTAGTCAAACACGCGATTCCTCTCTACATCCGTTGTCGGAGACACATCATTATTCAAGTAGAATACCAATTGGTTTTTAAATTCAGGTATGTCTATTACATACATGTAATTTGGATCTAGTGAATTGTCAATGCTTTTTATAAAATCCGGCGTTTCACGAAATAAATACATATTTTCACAATATTGAAGATTGTTTATCGTCAGCATAATTAAATCAGCATCTAGACCGTAAATAACACTTTTCATATTCTTCACGTCCTCGGTATGTTCGCGAATATGGTCAAAAATTTTATGCTCACCCTCTCCCGGAAAATCGCTCCCACTAATGATAACTTGATTCACATTAAAAGACGATGGTTTGCGAAAATGATAACGCACTTGAAGATTTAACTTATTCATAAAATCAGTCCCGGGCGTAATCGCAGTACTATCCCACGCTGGCTTGTCAGACGGATCATATTGTCCCATAAACCATGACTTGTATCGTCTGTTTTTCTGTTGATTTAATTTCGCCACGGGTGCCACACCATCAAACGCTACATACACCAGATGTGTAGGACAAATTTGCTGTATATAAGTTTCAATCTTTTTACATACAGCATTAATTAGTTTTCGTTCGAATTCATCATTGTTCCCACTATATTCTATTTCCCGCATCGAGTCATATATTACCGAATTACTATCCAAATACAACTGATTTACTATGAAATTATTTTGAAACTTCTTTACTATATTTGGATAATTTTTTATAATGTATGAGAAGTAAGCTGGTATGCCCATTACATACTATAATACTGTTTTTTTAAACCACTTTGGAAATCATTAAGTTTAGCGATACATTTAGGATAAAGATAATCAAATCGACAATTAATTTAAATGAAAATTTTAAAATCGATAAATATATTAATGAAAAATATTGTTATTCCTCAAAATACCGGTGACGCAGCAGGTAAATCGGGAATATCGCCAAATGTAGATGAAAAGGCTTTGCTCGATGACCAAATTCAGTATTTCCATAATTTAGTCCAGAGCACTTTGTTGTCTATTCAAAAATACAAGCATTTGGATATTCTTGGCGCAAATGAATTAAACCAGTCTACGCAAATCTTAGAAAAAATCTACCTCGAATTATCAAACAATCGACTTTTGCTAAAAAATAAAACCAATTATTCTAAGATTAAAATGAATTTAGAGACAATTCGTTCCGACCTAAATAATGCTTTTAAGTTATATGGAACGGAAAACGTGCACGATTTATTAAATGTTGCCTTCGGAGACGATTATTTATCTACCGTTCAATGGGATAGAAATAAGTATGCCATTTTGGAAAAACACTTTCATCCTATTCATTTTAAAATTATGCCTTGGAAAACAGACCGACCTTCTGTCGCAAATAATTTCATTGAAAAGAATAAAATAGTGGATGATGTCGTCATTCTCGAGAAATCTGCCAACTTGGATTGTTTCGATTTATGTAGAACAAATGATACTTTTCAAGCAAAGGTATATGGCATCAAAGTAGCCTTTCATAACCAAAAAGAGAAAAAAACTATCGTTGCCTCTGGTTTAGTAGATGACTTATTAATCACTTGTATAGACAATGATTACTTGAATTCTAAATTAGAATCATTAATTAAAGAATCGCCGTCTCATACAAATTACGAGGTCAACACTTTCCAACGGTTTATCCATTCTATTACATTAAAAGAATTACTCGTATATTCGACCGATGAATTAATCAAAAAATACCAAGGATATATTAGTCAAATTGTCCTTATCAAACAAAAACCGGTCTCTCAAGTCGTGAAGGAATTTATGAATAGCGACTTATATGGACAACGAAATACATTGATTCAATTGTTATTGAAATCAGATGAACACGAGTATCAGTATTTGGCCTATTTATTGTATGATTTATTATCAAACGATAACAATGGTAATATCGATACTAGCGAACAAACATTATTATTTGATAGCTTACCATGGAAAATCAAAAGTTTTTTTAAAGAGGCGATGAAACAAACGATTACGTATACAAATACTTTGTCCAATTTTGATAATAGCAAGATTCCTCTTGAACAGCAAATATGCTTGATGAAGGCGCCTGATTCGGTTAAAGAAAAGGCAATGAATAAGTTGAAAGAAGTGAAATCCAAAACCGATGATACCGGCTCAAAGGCACGAAGTTATTTGGATGGATTGTTAAAAATTCCATTTGGTATTTACAAACAAGAATGGATTTTGACTGTCATGGATAGCATAAAATGCGTCTTTAAAAAATTATTGGAAAAGGTATCTAAAATGGATTCCAGTTTTACTATACAAATTGATATCAATAAAATTACGAATATCCAAATAAAGAATATATGTGAACAAATTAAACAAAAATATAATGACAATACATCTAATAAAATTGTTGATACATTGATAATTATATATACTCCAGATAAGCGAAACGATTTGATTATAAATATATGTAATATTAACAACCTCATAAAGAAACACAAACTGAAAGTACATAAATTGGCTCATTCTGGGAAAAAAATGGAATTTATGAAAGATGCGATTAAATCTTTTATTGAGACATTTAAAGAGAATCATATTGTAGTTGAACAATTGTCCGTTTTAAAAAATATATCAAACCTTTCGATGACTGAGTCAATATTAGAAGATATTATTACTATTGAAAAAAAGTGGCAGGAGATTAACCGATATATGAATACAGTTAAATCTACGCTGAATGATGCCGTTCATGGACACGATAAAGCGAAAACGCAAATCGAACGCATTATTGCCCAATGGATAAATGGAGAGCAGGGTGGTTATTGTTTTGGGTTTGAAGGACCACCCGGCACTGGTAAGACGACCTTTGCGAAAAAAGGACTTGCTAAGTGTTTAGTCGATGAAAATGGAGAAGCAAGACCGTTTTCATTTATTGCGATTGGAGGACAAGACAATGGAAGCACATTGAATGGACACAATTATACATATGTCGGCTCTGAATGGGGTAAGTTTACGGACATTTTGATAAAAAACAAGTGTATGAATCCAATTATATTTATTGATGAATTGGACAAGGTAAGTAAAACTGAACATGGCAAGGAAATCATCGGCATATTAACTCATTTGATTGACTCTACTCAAAACGATTGTTTCCAAGACAAGTATTTTAACGGTATCGACCTTGATTTATCCAAAGCATTGTTTATATTTTCTTATAACGATGTAAATCTCATAGACCGCATATTATTAGACCGCATTCATAGAATCAAGTTTGAACATTTAACAATCGAAGATAAACTGGTTATTACCAGAAAACATTTGTTGCCCGAAATAATGAAAACTATGGGGGTTGAAGGATGTATTGAAATCACGGATGAAAATATAGTCTATGTCATAGAAAATTACACCAATGAACCTGGTATTCGAAAGTTTAAGGAATTGTTATTCGAAATTGTCGGCGAAATCAATTTGTCGTGCTTGAAAAACTATGATAGCATTGAATTGCCTATTAAATTATCCAATGATGATATTAAATATAAATATTTGAATGAACGCCACGAAAATTTAGATAAGAAAATACCGGGTCACTCGGCAGTCGGCGTTATCAATGGACTTTGGGCAAATTCTATGGGTCAGGGTGGTATCATCCCCATCGAGGCAAAATATTTCCCATCTACCTCTTTTATGGAACTAAAACTGACTGGGCTTCAAGGTGATGTTATGAAAGAAAGTATGAATGTTGCTAAAACACTTGCCTCCTCTTTAGTAGATAAGGAAACTATGAAACAAAATCTAAAAGAATTTGAAGACACAAAAATGCAAGGAATTCATATTCATTGCCCAGAAGGAGCCGTTCCAAAAGATGGACCTAGTGCGGGAACTGCCATCACTTGTACTCTCTATAGTCTGCTTACTGGTAAGAAAATTAAGAATACCACTGCTATTACAGGTGAGATTAATTTACAAGGCTATATTACCGCAATTGGTGGTCTAGATTTGAAAATATTGGGCGGTCTAAAAGGGGGTGTGACGGAATTTATTTTCCCCAAAGAAAACGAAAAGGACTATAAAACATTTGTGGATAAATACAAGGATAAACACCTATTGGATAGCATCAAATTTCACTCGGTGGAAAATATTCATCAAGTATTGAACCTAATGTTTGAAGAATAATATTATTATACTATGATAATATATACATTAAAATGGGCATGCAATTAAATTTTAGTAATCTATTACAATTTTTCGCGGCAATCTCTCCTATATTATTAGCCTTTTGTTTGGTAATGATTTCTATATTCAATTCCGACATTAAAGGTCTTGTCTATTTAGGAGGTGTTTTAATTGCTTCATTAATCAATTTGTTCATTTTGAATTCATTAAAAGTTAAATCAGAGACGTTAATTCCTCCCTCTTGTAATTTAATCGACTTTCCCTTTAATTTAAACGAATACGTCAGTCCTGCCTTCAATAGCATGTTTATTGCCTTTACGTTGGCCTATTTATACCTACCTATGCAATATATATCCGGCATTAACTACCCAGTTTTAATGTTTATTACATCGCTATTAGTATTGGATGGTGGCACTAAAATTATGGGCGGGTGTACGTCATTGAGTGGGGTAGCTTTAGGATCTTTGGTCGGTTTTGTTCTAGGTATTCTTTGGTTTATTGCTTTTTATTCTACTGACCACAAAGACCTCTTGTTCTTTAATGCCGAAGCATCTAATAATGTTATATGTTCTAGACCTAAAAAACAGAGCTTCAAATGTCGAGTTTTTAAAAATGGTGAGGTCATAGCCACTATGTAGTCTAGTGTAGGTTTGATAAATATTTATTCATATTTTTGTGATAAATATTTATTCATATTTTTGTGATAAATATTTATTCATATGATTCGTCTAATCAGGTAAATGTCTACGCATAAAAGTGGATATGATTTGTATTCCACCAACTAATAAATTCCTTGATAACTTGACCTTTGTGTAAACTTGTAGTTAATAACTTGGGGTTCGGGTTAGGCTTTTGCCAGGTTTGTAAAAAATATTGAACTATACTTAGCGTATTTGCTGTTTTATATTTATCATCCATCTGTTTCTCTGTAAACACGGGATTTCCCACACGTTGATTCACTTCATTATGAAATGATAATAACATCATTTGTAAGTCTCTCTTAGACTGAATAGTATTTACGTTCAGGGTTCCCATTTTTTGCTGCGCGTGTCCAGCGCATTCAGGACAAGGCAAATTGCTACATATTCTCTTAATCATTGAAATCAAACTGTTTTTTATTAACGGAAAACTATCTTCTTTTATTTTTTCCGCTAAAGTATGGAATACAAACCACGTACATGGCCCCCAAGCTTTTGTCATTCTCTATTAAATATATATAAAGAGTTTTTATAAATTTTCTTTATATATGAATATAATTTTGGAAGGAAATATTAATTTTTATGATGAATTAAATAATATGGATAATGACTCTGACGAGGATGATGATAATTATTGTTTAATAACAAAAATGCCACTTGATAAAAACAGTATCAAGCTGCCATGTAATCACGCATTTAATTTTGTTCCATTGTATAAAGAAGTTGTTCAACAAAAAGCAAAAACAAACATGTCCTATTTAAATACGGATAAATTGGCTTTTAATCAAATCAAATGCCCTTACTGTAGGCAAAAGTTTGATTTTTTGTTACCACATGTTCGCTTAAATAAAGAAATGATATTTTGCCAAGGTGTAAATACCCCCGAGAAATTTTGTATGGAGTTTCATACTTGCGAATATATGTTTAAAAACGGTAAAAATAAAAATAATTTATGCGCAAAGCCTGCTTATTATGGCGTTGTGGGATGTTATTGCTCTAATCACCATAGTGTTGCTTCTAAAAATAATGGTTTATCCTCCAATTCAATCACTACGTTGAACAGCGAGGATATTATTTTATGTAAAGCCGTATTAAAATCTGGAAAACGCGTTGGCCAAGAATGCGGTTCAAAAATTTGTAACGGAACCGACGCTTTTTGTAAACGTCATTTGTCAAAGTAGTATATTGATGTAAATAATATAATTTTTATTTACATCAATTTATTTTTCTCGTTATGCTTTTTACTTTTATTTACAATTTGTTACAGTATTGTTAATCGTAATAAAAATCTAAACTTCCATTTTGACTACAATCAACAAAATAACCATTGCCTTTGGTAACTGATCTTTTTCCATTTATAAGATCTACACTAACATAGCTTTTACTGTCGGTATTATATGTAGACATAGTGTTTATGATATTACTATAATCAAATACATCTCCTGTTTTTGTAGCTCCAATTAAATTCCAACCAAGTTTAACTGAAACACCTAGTATTATTTGACCGGTTACACTACCCGTTACGTACTTGAAATTTTCAAATGTGCCTGCTACACCTTCAAGTAAGGTAGCCGTGGGAGTCGTATTATTATCCGAATCTTCATACACATTATATTCCGTAAGTGAACTCTTTTCAAACTTGATTTTATTCCCAGATATTAGTTTTATTATAACGAAGTCTCCTACTAATTCCAAGCGGGCATATAGAGCTTCGTCGTCTGCGAGTGATGTGGTCACATCAAACTCTCCTCCAGAAAGAGTAGAAGAAGTTACAAGGTTTACTTTGGACCTGGTAATAGTTGATGTAATAGAAGAATCTAAGAACACATCTGCGTCTACTACCATCTTTACTCCCGGGGTTGCTAGGGCAATAGAATTATTTGTAATCAACTCTTGTACAAATGCTTTTCTAGCCGCACGATTTTGTACGGCTAAACTACTTGTCAATCTTAATGCTAGACCGGTTGTAGGTACTGTAATCGTATTACCTACGACTGGCAATGGATTAACATCACTTCTGGAAAACGGAGACGATGGAAATATTCGCATCACATTACTACCAACACCCAATTGAGATGCGACATTAACTGGACTAGTTAAACTGCCTCCATTGGTAGCATGGCCCCAAGCAACAACTGACCCATCACCTTTTAAAGCAGCAAACGCAACATTGGTAGAATAAATATGGACCACATTTGTCAACTGACTTTGTACAGTGCTAGCACTGCCTCCCCAGGTAGCATGGCCCCAAGCAACAACTGACCCATCACCTTTTAAAGCAGCAAACGCATAACCAGTAGAATAAATATGGACAACATTTGTCAACTGACTTTGTACAGTGCTAGCATCGCCTCCATAGGTAGCATCGCCCCAAGCAACAACTGACCCATCACTTTTTAAAGCAGCAAGCGCATAATAGTTAGAATAAATATGGACTACATTTGTCAACTGACTTTGTACAGTGCTAGCATTGCCTCCATAGCCAGCATGGCCCCAAGCAACAACTGTTCCATCACCTTTTAAAGCAGCAACCGCAGCATCGTTAGAATAAATATGGACTACATTTGTCAACTGACTTTGTACAGTGCTAGCACTGCCTCCATAGGAGGCATTGCCCCAAGCAACAACTGTTCCATCACTTTTTAAAGCAGCAAACGCACCATAGTTAGAATAAATATGGACCACATTTGTCAACGCACTCTGAACAGTGCTAGCATTGCCTCCATTGTTAGCATCGCCCCAAGCAACAACTGACCCATCACCTTTTAAAGCAGCAAACGCATAATCGTTAGAATAAATATGGACTACATTTAAAAGCTGGCTTTGTACAGTGCTAGCATCGCCTCCCCTGCCAGCACTGCCCCAAATAACAACTGTTCCATCACCTTTTAAAGCAGCAAACGCACCATTGGTAGAATAAATATGGACAACATTTAAAAGCTGGCTTTGTACAGTGCTAGCATCGCCTCCAAAGCCACTATGGCCCCAAGCAACAACTGTTCCATCACCTTTTAAAGCAGCAAACGCATAACTGGTAGAATAAATATGGACCACATTTAAAAGCTGGCTTTGTACAGTGCTAGCACTGCCTCCCCAGTCAGCACTGCCCCAAGCAACAACTGACCCATCACTTTTTAAAGCAGCAAACGCCCACGTGTTAGAATAAATATGGACCACATTTGTCAACTGGCTTTGTACAGTGCTAGCATCACCTCCACGGCTAGCATCGCCCCAAGCAACAACTGACCCATCACCTTTTAAAGCAGCAAACGCCCTAATTTGTATCGTAATATCCAGCAAATAGTTGTAATATCCGATATTTTGATTAAAGTAAATGGATTCTAAATCTTCCGAGGTGCTTTCCATTATCCAGTCGCCTCCATATTTAATATTTCCGGTTTTGTCATCCGACGCACCAATGATTACACTTGTCGCTTGAGTCAACTGAGTATAATAGTCGTTCCATACAGGTGACTGAAGTGTATCACATGCTAAAAAATCCATATTCTTCACTTGGAAAGTGTTTATAATATTCACTAAATAGTCTTTGTTTTCACTAAAGGAAAATGGTGTATTATCTAAGAATAATTCAGTGGCATCGCCACCCTGGGAGACGAAGCAAAGACCAATTCGCTTAATCTCGACAAAATGCGTTTGTAAAAGGGCTAAAAGTTCCGATTTCGAGGAGTTGGAAGAGTAAACAATGGGAAACGTAGAAGAGTTGACAGAGTCGACAAAGACTTGATAGTCCTTTACTATGCTGTCAACGAGCAATACATTTGTGAATGAATGACCTTGTTGGATTTCAGGATGAACCAATTGACTAGGTTGTGTATCAGACAACATATTATACAATACAAATATATAATATTATACAAAATAAAAAAATCAATATAAATATTTTTATTTAGGTTTAACCATATTACAACTAATTATTTCAAAAGACTATTTTTCTACCATGTTTACTTCAAAGAAGCATACAACTTTTTATAAGCCGGGAGATTGTTCGCCTTGATTATTTTTGTTCTTATTTATATTTTTCATAATAAATATACCTTACTACTTGCTGGATCTGTATATTTCTTAAGGCGCTCTTTGGTTGATTGAAGTTCTTGTTTAGTTGATTGTAATTCTTCTTCTAATTTCTTTATTTTTTCTTCATTATCCATTATGATACTATATATAATAAAAATATTTATATAATTTTTATTATAATTGTTTCAAAAAACGGCGTTTTAAATTACCAATTTTTTAAAATTTCTACAAATCCATCTTGACTATAATTAACAAAATAACCATTGCCTTCGGTAACTGTTCTTTTTCCATTTATAAGATCTACACTAACATAGCTTTTACTGTCGGTATTATATGTAACCATAGTGATTATGATATTACTAGAATCAAATACATCTCCTGTTTTTGTAGCTCCAACTAAATTCCAACCAAGTTTACCTGAAACAGCAAATGGTGGTTCAATTTCACCGGTTACACTACCCGTTACGTAGTTGAAATTTTCAAATGTGCCTACAACACCTTCAAGTAAGGTAGCCGTGGGAGTCATATTATTATCTGAATCTTCATATACATTATATTCCGTAAGTGAACTCTTTTCAAACTTGATTTTATTCCCGGAGGGAAGTTTTATTACAATGAAGTCTCCTATATTTTCCAAGGGGGCATATAGAGCTTCGTCGGATGCGAGTGATGTGGTCGTATCAAACTCTCCTCCAGAAAGAGTAGAAGAAGTTACAAGGTTTACTTTGGACTTGGTAATAGTTGATCTAATAGAAGAATTTAAGAACGCAGCTGCGTCTACTACCATCTTTACTCCCGTTGTTGCTAGGGCAATAGAATTATTTGTAATCAACTCTCGTACAAATGCTTTTCTAGCCGCACGATTTTGTACAGCTAAACCACTTGTCAATCTTAGTGCTGGGCCTGTTGTAGGCACTGTAATCGTATTACCTATGACTGGTAATGGATTAACATCACTTCTGGAATACGGAGACGATGGAAATATTCGTATCACATTACTACCAGCACCCAATTGAGATGCGACATCAACCGGACTAGTTAAACTGCCTCCAAAATTACCATCGCCCCAAACAACAACTGACCCATCACTTTTTAAAGCAGCAAACGCATTACTGTTAGAATAAATATGGATTACATTACTACCAGCATTTGTAACCGAACTGGGAGGATTGCCTCCCTTGGAAGTATCGCCCCAAGCAACAACTGACCCATCGCCTTTTAAAGCAGCAAACGCAAACTTGTTAGAATAAATATGGATTACATTACTGCCAGCATCAGTAACAGTTGAGGGAGCATTGCCACCATTGCTACCGCCCCAAGCAACAACTGACCCATCACGTTTTAAAGCAGCAAACGCATAATAGTTAGAATAAATATGGACCACATTACTGCCAGCACCCAATTGAGATGCGACATCAACCGGACTAGTTAAACTGCCTCCCTCGCTAGAATTGCCCCAAGCAACAACTGACCCATCGCCTTTTAAAGCAGCAAACGCAAAATCGTTAGAATAAATATGGATCACATTACTGCCAGCACTTGTAACCGAAGTGGGAGCACTGCCTCCATATAAGCCATAGCCCCAAGCAACAACTGACCCATCGCCTTTTAAATCAGCAAACGCATAACCATTACTATAAATATGGACCACATTACTGCCAGCATTTGAAACCGAACTGGGAGCATTGGCACCAAAAGAAGCACTGCCCCAAGCAACAACTGTTCCATCACTTTTTAAAGCAGCAAACACAAAATTGTTAGAATAAATATGGACCACATTACTGCCAGCATCAGTAACAGTTGAGGGAGCATTGCCACCATTGCTACCGCCCCAAGCAACAACTGACCCATCACCTTTTAAAGCAGCAAACGCAGTAATGTTAGAATAAATATGGACCACATTACTGCCAGCACTTTTAACCCCACTGGGAGCAGTGCCTCCATCGGTAGCATTGCCCCAAGCAACAACTGTTCCATCACTTTTTAAAGCAGCAAACGCAGAATTGTTAGAATAAATATGGATCACATTACTGCCAGCACCCAATTGAGATGCGACATCAACCGGACTAGTTAAACTGCCTCCACTGGTAGCATCGCCCCAAACAACAACTGAACCATCGCCTTTTAAAGCAGCAAACGCATACTGGTTAGAATAAATATGGACCACATTACTGCCAGCACTTGTAACCGAACTGGGAGCAGTGCCTCCATAGGCGCCCCAAGCAACAACTGACCCATCGCCTTTTAAAGCAGCAAACGTCAAAAAAGTTAACGTAATATCCAGCAAATAGTTGTAATATCCGATATTTTGATTAAAGTAAATGGATTCTAAATCTTCCGAGGTGCTTTCCATTATCCAGTCGCCCCCATATTTAATATTTCCGGTTTTGTCATCCGACGCACCAATGATAACACTTGTCGATTGAGTCAACTGAGTATAATAGTCGTTCCATACGGGTGAATGAAGTGTATCACATGCTAAAAAATCCATATTCTTCACTTGGAAAGTGTTTATAATATTCACTAAATAGTCTTTGTTTTCACTAAAGGAAAATGGTTCATTGTCTAAGAATAATTCAGTGGCATCGCCCACCTGGGAGACGAAGCAAAGACCAATTCGCTTAATCTCGGCAAAATGGGTTTGTAAAAGGGCTACAAGTTCAGATTTCGAGGAGTTGGAAGAGTAAACTATGGGAAACGTAGAAGAGTTGACAGAGTCGACAAAGACAGTAAAGTCCTTTACTATGCTGTCAACGAGCAATACATTTGTGAATGAATGGCCTGATTGAATCTCAGGATGAACCAATTGAGTAGGTTGTGTATCAGACAACATAATATACAATACAAATATATAATATTTATTGAATATATTTTTATTTAGGTGTAATAATCTTAGAACTAATTATTTCAAATGTTTATTTTTCTAACATTTTTACTTCAAAGAAGCATACAACTTTTTATAAGCCGGGAGATTGTTCGACTTGATTATTTTTGTTAATACCTCGCATAGTTTATCTTGTTCAAGTGGATTGTATTTTCCACCGCATATCTTTGCCATGATGTTGTCTGGATGTAACGTTTCACATATTAAGTTGTTTATCATCATATGACCGTGCTTTTCCAAGAGCACATTGTATAACGTCTCCCCATTATATGGTATTTCAACGACTCCGTCACATACGCCAACTAGGTCGACTGCTCTCATCATTTTTCCTTTGTAAAATACACCATGCTCTTTACTTATTTGTGTAGTGGATATGGGCACATTCTTTCCTAGTGCGTCTTTTTCAATGGAAACAATATGCGTGAACAATGGTCTTGTTTGCGTAATGGCGACTATTCGCTTATTGCGAATGGTATGAATATCCGGATTCAATTTTTCAATCGCGACTAGGCCTTGGTTAGTATTGACAGGTGTTCCTGCGGGGAAACAAATTGGGGCAACTGTGGAACCGGATACACCTGATGACCCAGATGAAATTGATGAACCTGTCAAAGAACCTATACTATAAATAAAATTATCAAATGTGTTTGTAAACCCTTCAGCTCGTGACGTTCCTGTATCTTCAATACTCATATATTGTTCCTTTACCATATAACTGTTGTTTGCCATCTTTTCTACACGTATTTTTTTTCCGGAAATTGTTGTTATTATTATAACATCTGATACGTCATCCAAATAAAGATATACTCCTTCATCTTCACCTAAATCGCTTACATTAAAATTTAATATTCCAGACGGTAATTCAACGTTATTATTATCTACCAATAATATCCTTACATAATTATTTGTTATTATTTGTGATGTTCCTAAAAATGACGATGTACTCATTAATAACTTCGTTCCTTGACCTGCTCCTTCAAAAAAACTTTTATTCTTTACAAATAACTCTTCTACAAAGTATTTGCGTGATATTCGATTATTAGATTCATTCACATCATTTATTAATATATCAGGAGTCGATGACGTTGAAATATCTATTATTATCATATCGTTAATAATATCACTAATCGTTAAAATAGGAACGAGTGCCTTGATTTGTTGTCTTTTTAATTCATCTGGAGATAATGTAGTTCCATTATCTATATCAAACGCAGCAGATACATTTACAATATATGCTGAACCAGGTTGTAATGTTATATCACCTGTATTGTATGTTGACGATGGATTATTTTGAGGTCCAGAAATGGCTGCGCCAGATGGCGTGAATAAATTACGCAAATAACTCCAAAATGTATTACTAGATGTACCGCCAACTTTCACTTTGTCTAATAATACCTTCGCATCGTTTGATGTTGAAAATGGCCATGAAATAAAATTGAATCCAACCGTTAAATCTGTTTTTAAATATGAAAATTCTTTTCCAGTGACGGTCCAAGCCACCGTCCCACTCTCTCCAGCAAACAATACCTTTACATAATATCCGGAATCATAATTAATATCTTCGTCTGTCGACGGAGTCCAACCAATTCCAGATTCATATGAAAACTGGTTATATGCCTGGTCAAATATGATTAGTTTACTGTAACCAGATGGTATTGAACCAAACAATGTTTGAATTGTCGTTTTTGAAGTATCTAGACTATAAAATGAAATTAGATTCCATTGTCCGTGTGTAAAATTAAACGTCTGACTATTGGCAATACCTAACTGTATATCTGTATTTGATGGTTGACTTGAATAACTTACAAACATTGGTTCTGAGAAAAGGCTTGTTGCTCGTGAGAACGACGCCATTTGTAATGAAGAACCCCCTCCCGAAACAGACGGATTAGATTCATTTGAAGCTCCTCCATATTTTCCAGAATAACTAGCCTTACCAGTTACTTCATCTACATAATAAGTAACATTATAATATTGCTCATCACCTGAATCAATGATAGCACTAGTTTCGTTTGTCACAGTATTATTTGTATATTCACCATATTTGTATACTTTATAATGTTTATCTGCGACAGTTACTATGACAGACGTATAAGAACCTGCTGTTGCTCCTCCATCAATACGATTCGCATCCCCACTATTTGAACTCAATGTATTTCCATTACCGTCTAATTTTGTATACGATGAAATATACAATGGCTCTATTTGTTTTGTAGTATGTCTCCATACCTGTAAATAAGGAGCAGCCGTAGTCATTCCATCACCACCTATTATATCTTGCGAGCAAGTTACTTTCTTCACTATATCTGTATTGTTCCAAACGTAAATATCTAAACATTTCTTTGTAGTTCCATCGAATATAGCAATACAATCACCATCGCTTATATTATTACTATTGGAATCATCCAAATAATAAATGGTTGGGGCATTCGCGTTTACTGAATTATTTCGCCATTCTGGTACAAAATAAGACGGAACGTTATTACTTCCACTTGGTTGATATGTTGGTAGAGACCATGTTAAATTGCTGCTTAATGCCGTTGATGTACGCACAAGAGGATCAAATATTGTTATTTTATTTGATACTACACTGGTGGTTGATAAAGTCTTTGGTACACTACCGTCACATACTTGCCAATCAGCCGGATCACTATGTACTTGATGCATGTTTGTGTAACTCAATGCGGTAAACACAAAACTAGTGTTAGGCATCAAGTTGCTATAGCTATATGATTTTGAATTAGAATTAACTGGGACAATATCCAACGGGGAATTCACTAACCTACCCATGTTTCCTTGAATTTCTCTATCCAATGAATAATATATTGGCTCGTCAGTTGAACCGGGAACATGTGACCAACTCATACTAATATTATTGATACTATTATTGGTTAACGTTATAGTTGGTTTACCTGCTTTTAGAGGAGCATTTGTTTTTGCTTGAACGAATGTCTCGGCAAATACTTTGTTGTAGTTATCCACATCAGATGCGGTGGACGCATATTGTAAATCACCACTTTCGTCTTTTGATACAACATTATCACGATTATACGCAATGACACGGTATGCGTATATACCATTGTCGCGTAATATACTATGCTCATATGTGTTGATTGTTACATCTGCTATTTCAGTTAAAATTGTGGATGATTCTTCTAATATTGTTTGTGTAAAAGTTGAATCAGATATACTTTCGTAATGCTCCAGATTATTTACTCTTAATTGGTATATTTTATATCCAGTTACCCATATATCATCATTGGTCCAACTTAAATTCATTTTATTTTGTCCAGGCGTAATGGAAAGATTTATCGTTGCTCCAGGTATGGGTGCCGGGGCAGTTCCTAGCGATTTTGCGTATACAGTTGTTGTTCCTGGGTCTGAGTATTTATTATTAATTGAATCGACTGCGACTATATGAAAGAACAACTCGTCGTCATCACGAATAGCCGACTTCGCATTATTTTTCCACATTTTGGAAACATACACGTTATTTCCGTTACTTATTACATTATCGCGACTGATTGTCTCTAACAATATTTGTTTTTCGTAAATGCGATATTCTATTGGGTTTGTTCCGTTACCATAAGTAAAATCCGTGATTTCCAATTTAATCCAATCTGCTTCATATTCCAAAATATTACCAAAACTATCTTGTCCCAATGATTTTACTCCTTGAACCGGGTTTTGTTCAGGTGTTGTTGTAAAGTATACTGATTGTTCAGTTCGACCTAAGTTTGGTACAGTAACTATTGTGTCTTGGTCATAATATGACAGTAAAGTCCCAGCTTTTGTTCGGACATTAACTGTATAATCTGTACCCGGTAACAGGTTATCTATCGAATAGGCCTTATTACTACTATCGTATATAATCATATCCGGTACGGTGACTGTTTTTACTTCGCTAATATCGTTTTGTCCTGAAACGTCATAACTATTTCGTTTAATTTGGTAGGATAACGTTGAAGCTGTGCCAACATTTGACTTATCTCTCCACGATAAATCAATACTAGGAATGATATTGTTCTGTGTTTGTCTCAAATCAAGAGGTATAGCCGGTTCTGTTATAATGGTTGTTTCAAATGTATGGATATCACCAGTGACGACATTTTTACCACTAATTTTATATGTATATGAAGCATTAAACCATAATCCGTAATAGTCGTCCAACGTATGGGAAGTAGTAGTTGTTTTTATTTTACTATTTAATATGGTTATATCGTCTAATCCATCATTTCCCAATGTATCCTTTCTAATTCTATTAATATCATCAATAAAAACAAAACTATCGTTATAACTATTCTGAATTTCAGTAATACTATTCCGTTTATAAACATAATTCATTCCAGACGTAACATTCCATTGAAACTGTATTTTTGCTCCATTATCTTGTGTTGTAATTGATTGTCTGGTCAAATTCATTTGAAATCCTAGGTTGGGCAAAGAAGCACCTATTTCTCTTGCGGCAGCTCCTCCGGTAAAATTCATATTGTTTGAAATATATGGTTTCAACAAATATTTTCCTTTTACAATATCACCGTCAGCCAATGTATTATTATCAACTACAATAAATAAATGGGGACTATTTCCTTTTGTGTACCCATCTTTTATGGTTGTTGTTGAATCATCCTCGCTTGTGGGGAAGAATATATTGGCGCTTTCACCACTATTGCTTGCTGGGAGATAAGATGATTTGTTATTCGCATAATTGTACGTGATAGCTGGAAGATTATCTGTACCAGTATGTTTACCTACGCAATAATAAATACCTGACTTTATGTCAAATATATACATTTGCTCTAGTTTAATACCAGATGTGCCCCATTGATTGGTATTAAAGCTAATACCATTTTGGCCGGATGATATATAATACGTATTTGCATTAAATGCGTCCCCTGACCATATATTGTTAAAACTATTGTTACCGAATTTATAGTCTGTTAAATCATTCGCGTTATAACTATTACTTGCTATGAATTGCGTATAGTCATTTAATGTTATATTAAATATATCTGGATCCGGGACAAAAATATCAGGTTCTGGCTCCGGTTCTGGCTCGGGTTCAGGCTCAGGCTCGGGTTCAGGCTCTGGTTCAGGCTCTGGTTCAGGCTCTGGTTCAGGCTCAGGCTCAGGCTCAGGCTCAGGCTCGGGTTCTGGCTCGGGTTCTGGCTCTGGCTCTGGCTCTGGTTCAGGCTCAGGTTCCGGCTCAGGCTCTGGTTCCGGCTCTGGCTCTGGTTCAGGTTCTGGTTCTGGTTCAGGCTCAGGCTCAGGCTCAGGCTCTGGTTCAGGCTCAGGCTCAGGCTCCGGCTCTGGCTCAGGTTCTGGTTCAGGCTCAGGCTCAGGTTCAGGCTCCGGTTCTGGCTCTGGTTCTGGTTCTGGTTCTGGTTCAGGTTCTGGTTCCGGCTCCGGTTCAGGTTCAGGTTCAGGCTCTGGTTCTGGCTCAGGTTCCGGCTCTGGTTCTGGTTCTGGCTCAGGTTCTGGCTCATAGATGGTATGTTGTTTGAAATATAAATTATACTCCCCAGACGGTAATGATAATTCACCATTATTGATTGTTAATAAATCATATAATACGGTTAATGTATCAGTTCCTCTAATTTCCATCACGGAAAATTTATATGTTATGTATTGTGTGTTATATACAATTTTGTCTGTATTTTCAGACACAACAAAAATAATACTGCGCAGGGATAAATCATTGTCATTAAAAAGACTTTGTTGTATGCGATACTGAGGTGTATTAATATCAGAACCTAATAATCTAAAGAAACATGTGTTATTATCGCCTCCAGGTGGAGCTGGAGCGAATGGTATATCTTCATTAAAATTTGTATTATAATCATCAGAAGCAGTTCCATTGAAACCCAATACTACATCCAATCCATTTATACCATTATATTGTGGTGTAAATACTATAGAAAAATTTTGTTTGAAATATAAATTATAATCCCCTGGTTCTAATGATAATTCACCATTATTAATTGTTAATAAATTATGTAATACGGTTAATGTATCATTTCCTCTAATCTCCAACACGGAAAAATTATTTGTTATGTATTGTGTGTTATATACAATTTTGTCTGTCTTTTCAGACACAACAAAAATAATACTGCGCAGGGAAAAATCATCGCTGTTAAAAAGACTTTTTTGTATGCGATACTGAGGTGTATTAATATCAGAATCTAATAATCTAAAGAAACATGTGTTATTATCGCCTCCAGGTGGAGCTGGAGCGAATGGTATATCTTCATTAAAATTTGTATTATAATCATCAGAAGCATATTTATTAAACCCCAATACTACATCCAATCCATTTATACCATTATATTGTGGTGTAAATAATACATCCAATCCATGTATACCATTATAGTATGGTGTAAATACTGTGGAAAAATTTTGTTTGAAATATAAATTATACTCCCCAGACGGTAATGATAATTCACCATTATTGATTGTTAATAAATTATATAATACGGTTGATGTATCAGTTCCTCTAATTTCCATCACGGAAAATTTATCTGTTATGTATTGTGTATTATATACAATTTTGTCTGTATTTTCAGACACAACAAAAATAATACTGCGCATGGATAAATCATCGCTGTTAAAAAGACTTTGTTGTATGCGATACTGAGGTGTATTAATATCAGAATCTAATAATCTAAAGAAACATGTGTTATTATCGCCTCCAGGTGGAGCTGGAGCGAATGGTATATCTTCATTAAAATTTGTATTATAATCACCAGAAGCAGTTCCAGTGAAACCCAATACTACACTCAATCCATTTATACCATTATATTGTGGTGTAAATACTATGGAAACAGTTGATGTATTATAAATTTCGTCCAATAAATGTGTATAATAGGATATGTGTTGCGTAAAGTAAATGGATTCTACATCTTCCGAGGTGCTTTCCATTATCCAGTCGCCTCCATATTTAATATTTCCGGTTTTGTCATCCGACGCACCAACGATTACACTTGTCGCTTGAGTCAACTGATTATAATAGTCGTTCCATACAGGTGACTGAAGTGTATCACATGCTAAAAAATCCATATTCTTCACTTGGAAAGTGTTTATAATATTCACTAAATATTCTTTGTTTTCACCAAAGGAAAACTGTCTATTGTCTAAGAATAATTCAGTGGCATCGCCACCTTTGGAAACAAAGCAAAGACCAATTCGCTTAATCACGGCAAAATGCGTTTGTAAAAGGGTCAAAAGTTCCGATTTCGAGGAGTGGGATGAATATACAATCGGAAAAGTAGATGGACTGGCAGCGTCCACAAATACTTGATAGTCCTTTACACTGCTGTCAACGAGCAATACATTTGTGAATGAATGACCTTCTTGAATGTCAGGATAAGTCAAATACATAGATGTTTCTGTATATGGTCCGTCTACAGTTGATACATCTATATCTTCTGCCATATTATGAAATATAAGTATATATTATTATATTCAAAAAAAATATATTCTTATTATATTTATATCGTCGAAAATCGCGGTTTCCATTTCAGACGGGTCGATTTCAGTTTTTCCAGACATGATTTCAATGTAGGTAAAACGCGCTACATAATTTTCCTTTTTCAAAATTCCAAAAAAGGCCATGTAGGTTATGTAGAGGACTACCTACATATGAAGGGAGTCTTTTTGAATGAAAAAAAGTGGTTTGTTTTTGATACTAGTAGGTATTTTACTTTTTACATAATTTCCAATTTGATTTTCGATTTTTAAAAATTACACAAGGTATTTATGTGTGTTTTTTTGAAAAGAGGAAAATGAAATGAAAAAAACGTGAAAAAGTGATTTACAGCATAATGCTCTGGTTTTATTTTTGGTGTTTTAAAATGTGTGACTGTAAATTTTCCCGTATTTTATGTTTTTTATGCAAAAGGATTTAGGAGTTTTTTATGTAACTCTAATATAGAGTTACAATGGATTACAATTTGTCGCCAAAAGTCGCTAAAATTTTTCAATGTGAACAATGTGACTATATATGTAGTAAGCGTAGTGACTATACAAAACACTTATCTACCTTGAAACATAAAAAGAGTTACACAGGAGTTACAATTAATGATAATTCTACGCAAAAAGTCGCAATGTTTGAATGTAAATGTGGAAATACCTATAGATATAGACAGGGTTTGTATAAACATAAAAATACTTGTTCCGTCATTCAAGGAACTGATAACATCGTCAATAAAACAAATGATTTTCAACTCGACAAGGAATTATTGATAAAGATGCTTTTGAAGAACCAAGATGTTATGGAAAAGCTTGCCGAGGTAATGCCAATGATGATAGAACTAATGCCTCAAATAGGAAACAATTCACATAATCACACAAACAGTCATAATACTACTAATAATCAGTTCAACATTCAGATGTTTTTGAATGAGCATTGTAAAAACGCAATGAATCTAACTGATTTTATTGATTCATTGCCTATAACCGCAGCAACATATGATAGCACCATTGAAAATGGCCTCACCAAGACACTAACAAATATGATAACCAATGGTTTAAGCCAATTGGATATATTAGAGCGACCAATACATTGTACAGATGCGACGAGAAAAACCATCTACGTGAAAGAAGCGAATAATTGGGAAAAGGATACAGAATTATTACGAATACTTTTAGGTATAAAGACCCTCGCTAGGAAACAAAGGATGATGATAAATAAATGGCAAGACGCAAATGAAGGGTGGGAAACAGAGGATTATATTCAGACAAAACTGACTACATTAATCAGTCACTCCATGACGAATATAGAATCGGACGAAAAGGAAACAAGTAAGATTGTGCGAGCAATAAGTAAAAATGTCTACTTGGACAATGAAACGAAGCAGCAATACTTGTGTTGAATAAATATATTTGGATAAATCGGATTGCTTACATACTAACGTAACTTACACATAAATGTAAACGTAAACAAAACATAAATATAATCTTGTTAGTAATATAAGAAATGACCGTGCTATTATTATTATTGTTCTTGTTTTCTCTCTGTCTGGCCTATGACCCAACTCTTTCTAAACATTGTGTCGATTTGGCACAATCAAGTTATATGGTTTCTTCGCCCGAACAATGGAACTGTATTACTTGCGAACCGTCTATAAAATTAGAATATGTAGTGGAGGAGAATGGCGCCCGCGCTCTTCAAGGTTATGATAGCCATACAAAGTCTATTTTTGTCGCATTTAGAGGTTCATCTAATATACAAAACTGGCTTGATAATATCCAAATAAGTAAAATTTCGCCATATAATGATAAATCCATTGATGTAGAGAAGGGATTTTATAAGGCATACACCTATGTAAAGGGTGGATTAATCAATAATTTGCCGGGTTTAGCTAAAAAATACAATACCAATAGTTTGCTTATTACAGGACATTCATTGGGTGCGGCAATGGCTACCCTAATGGCATATGATATAGTGACCCTATTCCCCAATTATAAGCTATCCTATTTAATCAACTTTGGTTCTCCGCGTGTGGGTAATCCGGCTTTCGTGAACAGCTTCAATCAATACGCACATTCATTTACTCATTATCGGATTACGCATTACTACGATATTGTTCCACATGTCCCGGAAGAAATATTAGGTTACCTACATATATCGAATGAAATTTGGTATAACGAAGATAATACGGTATACAAAATTTGTAATGATTTGACCGGAGAAGAAGATAAAACTTGCTCCGACTCTTGTTCGCCAACACATTGTACAAGCACAAGTGACCATTCAAATTACTTGAATGTGACAATGGGTGGTAGCCAAAATGATGATGTTGAAAAAACTTCTACATGTGTTTGTACTACAACACCGTGTCCAGTTCCAGGTATAAACAACTTGATACAAGGAGGCGGTGCCAATATTACATATATATACACTCAATATGGTGAACATGCTGTAGTAACAAGTGCAAGAGGTGTTATTTATCCGTCATCATTGGGTAAGGGAACTAGCACCACTAGCTGTACTCAAGCATATTCTCGTATACTTGATGATGATGGTAGTCCAGATTGTGACGCAGGACATATACTCGCACATCATCTGGGGGGGTTGGGTAATCAACCTATTAATATTTTCCCACAATCTGCTTCTATGAACCGTGGTGTATATGCTCAATTTGAAAGTAATATATATGACTGTATTATTTCAGGGGCCACAAATGCTACTCTTAACTGGATATTCTATTATCTAGATACTACACACACCAAACCCAATTCATTGAAGTATCAAGCTATATTTGAAGGCGGCGATTGTACTAATTTAAGTAAATCATTCGATAATACAGGAAATTAAGCGACCATCAGAGTCAATTAGAGTGTTATACCAAACCATTTCCACATTATATTCGCCAGACAAAAATTTATTATGGTGTAAATATTTCCCATATACTATAATAAGATATAATACTTTTTCAAAAGAAATTAAATATAACAGTGGTATGTATATTAGTAGTAGTAATGGATACAAAAGAAGAATTAGTCAAACATATTCGTGGGTGGATACAAATCGATAATGAAATAAATGCCCTACAGAAAAAGGCAAAACTGTTGAGAGAAGAAAAAAAGGCCTTGACGACTTCTTTGGTTGATGTAATGAAAACGAATGAGATTGACTGCTTTGATATAAATGACGGCAAGCTAATATACGCAAAATCAAAACATAAAAAGCCCATCAATAAGAAATCGCTCTTTGATTCTCTTCAGACTTATTTTAAGGATGATAAAGAATTAGCCCAAGAAGTCAGTGAACATATATTAAATAATAGAGAAGAAACGGTTAAAGAATCGATTAAGCGTAAAAAGGAAAAATAATTTACACCTTTTTACATTTCAAACGCCGATTTTTATATTTGTTAAACATATATAAAAATATTTTTATATTTAAAATACAAATGGACAATGAAGAGTTTCTTAATAAAATTAAACAATTAGAAGATGAATTACTTAAGACAAAAGAGCAACTATCTAAATACACAATGAAAAATAAAAACTATTATGAAAAAAACAAAGACGAGTTCAAACAGCGTGTTAAAGAATATAAACAAAAAACAAATTACACGGCAAATATACCACAGGAAAAGAAAAAAGCATATAATAGAACCGCTTATTTAAATAGAAAAGAAAAAATGGAAAAAACAATGGATATAAATATTTAGGAATAAATAATTCATTCTTAATTATTTAGAAACAATTAAATAATTAATTCGCAACTTACTTAAAAAATAAAATGTTTAGTAAGTATATAGGATGGTGAAAAAAAAGAAGCATGATGAAGTCCTACTTCCAAAAGTTAAGGTTGTTCGACAAGATGTCAAAGACCGCAAAGAAGCTAACAAAGATACAGAATTTACATGCGTAAAGATGAGTTTCAATAGTTTAGTTGAAAATAATTATTTGAATGGTGGAATACAAGAAATTGTTTTGAATGTCAATAAGATTTCTTTCTTATCCTACCAGTTGTTAAATTACCATTTTACACGATTGATACAAGAAAATAAACCACTTCCTGAAATCACGCAAAACTTGTTTTACCAAGCATGTTCTACTGTATCTGTTATGAAAGAGCGGAACGAAACAATTGATTCAACAGATGAAATGTATATTAGTTTTTCTCATTACAAGGAACATTTAGGGGAATTACCATTCCGTGATAGAATGGGAAATCTTATCAACAATTTGAATAGACAACAAATTACTATGACGAACAATCATATCACAATGAACTTTTACAAACGATTTCATACATATTTGGAATTGAAAACTGGAGAAACACGAAAAACAGTAATCTACAAATGGTTAAAGGATATTTATGCTGTGGAATACAAGGGTAAAAATTTCTTTATTATGAAAATGCGTCAATTGTTGAAATATCCACCAACTGAAGCGAATATTAAACTACATTCCAATCACTTCGTTAGTGTATATTACAAAATATTACAAGAGTTTGAAAAATATCCATATACAAAGAAAGTAAGAACTTTCAATTTACTACCCACAAAAAACTCATTTACATTGTCTTCTATTGAAATATGCAGTAGTTGTTTGAAGGATATTATTTCTTATTTTACCAAGCAACCTGCTCCAAAAGATTTTGATGAGAATAAATTAGTGTATTGGTATGAACTATTCAAAATAGAAAAATATGAAACAAAACAACGCAAATTCGCTTATACTATTTACACAGATGGAAAAGTTGCTGTTGTAAGATTAAGAAAACCCAAGTTTGAAACGGTAAAAGCAAAGGACATCAAAAAGGGAAACTACGAGCAACTTGTTGGAATCGATCCAGGTGTAAGGTCACTACAAACATCGTGTAATGATAATGGTAGAGTAATTGAAACAACAACTCCAAGTTATAGACATGATTGTAAAATGAAGTATGCTTGTAAAAAACGAGAAATGTGGTATAAGAAATGGGAACATTATGAGATGTGGCGAAAAATACCCAGTTTCAAAACAAGTAATACAGAAAAGATGAAAAACTATTTCAAATATGTTTATCCGCATACGAATGTGATTTTCAAATTTCATCTGTATAAGAACTTTCGTGGATTGTCATTTCGTTCTTATTGTCGTGGAAAAGCAACAATGCATAAGATATGTGAAAGCATAGTAGGAAAGAAAAATACTTTGGTAGGATTTGGTGATTTTTCCCAACAGCACGGATTGGTTAAGAAACATCCAACCGCACCAATAAAGAAATTTAGAAACGAATTGCGAAAGTATTGTCATGTGATTGAAATTGACGAATACAATACCAGTAAAACCTGTAATTGTTGTCACAATCCAATAGAATTATACAAAAACAAAGTTATTTACAAAAAGAAGGATGGAACATATACCAAAGCAAAAAAGTCTATTATCAACAGTGTAATCCGTTGCAAACTCAACGAGTGTAAATTATGCTGTATGGATAGAGATATAAACGCTTCCAAGAACATTCTATATTTACTGCAATTACAAAAAGCAGGAAAAAAACGACCCGAATGTTTCTTACCTTCATCAAAAGATGAAGAAAACCCAACTATAATTAACTGCGATACTCCTTTGGGAAGATAAGTATGTTAAGGCGTGAAATTCGCAATTACCTTTTTTATTATATAAAAAATTGATTTAGAAATAAATCGGCGTTTGAAATGTAAAAAGGTGTAAAAAGTAGTATTTTATTATAGTAATCAATGTTTTGTTATAATAAAATGTCAAATGTAGTTGGTGATAGTGATTTAAGTGATGATAGCGTCGACGATTTGGTGATTGAAAAAACCGGACCAAGCAGACCCAACGTACCCAACGGACCCAACGGACCCAATGATAGTAGCATATCTATGTATGATATCAAACCGAAAAACGAAACAGTAGATGAACACGCTACTCTATTAGATACTATTATTCAACACCCATATATCGAAAAATTATCCCTCGATTTAAATAAACTTTCTCATTGTAGAGAGAAAATACATCTAATTATATATAGAATTAATAAATACGGTGAAAATACAACGGTTGAATTTTATTTAACGACCGATTTTCTCTCCTTACACATGACAGACGGACTTTTACTAGCTACTCATTTAAATGATACATTGTGCCATATTCCAGGGACCAAGCGTATTAAGGGAGATATTGTAGTGGAAAATAATATTTACGCATTTGTTCAAGTCAGAGATAATACAGACCATTTAAATTGGCTCTCTATGTGGGATATAATCGTTAATAAACAATATTTTGGAGAGAAAATCAATGATAATGTAATCGATTTCTTTATTGTAAACTGTGAAATAAGTACCCTAATACTGAATAAAAAGAAGTGTATGTCTCCGATTGTTTTATATAGTTATACAGTTGTGTCTCATCTTACTTATATAAATAAATCAAGGTCTATTCAGTATTGCCAGAGAGAAAATAGCCCATTAATTCGACTAAACACATATAAAGAAAATGATAACGTGCGCACTATTTGTTTTATTGAAGACATGGAATTTAGTGATACATTAGACGACCTAGCAGACAACAATTATATCATAATGAAGGATGGTAATGACAATATGGGTGATAATAAGAACGGCGAATACGATAATAGTAGTAATATATATTGGATTTTTAAAAACGAAAAATATATTTTCTCGTATGTAAAATATTAAAGTATTTGTATATATTAAAAATGAAAATGACTACTATAGCATACATATTAATAGCCATTATCACTATTAATTACTTGATATCATTAATAATGACATTTTTAGGCGTTGATGTTCAATTCTACGGCAGTTATTTACTATGGTTTTTTGCTCTTATTCTATTTTGGGGGTTTTTACCGGGACCGGTCAACTATTTTAGTTAGGTAGTTAGTTAGTTAGGTAGGATGATATTGATATACTCATTCATTTATGTAATATAGGTATAGGACACGACACTTATACGTTGTTTAGTGCGTCCAATTGTTCGTCGTCGTTTTCAAAACCTGCTAGTATTTTTTTGACAATTTTATTGAGAATATCCGGATTCATTTTATCTTGTAAATTGTCAATCATTTCACTCTCTAGGGGCTTTCTATTATGTTTGTTCTCGAATTTGGTTATCCATTCATTTACTTCTCGTTCATAGTTTTCCATTATCTTGTTTTTTTTACGTGTAAGTTCTATTAAAGAAGCACGTTTCGCATTCGTATCTGTTTCAGGCGTGATAAATACGATTTCAGCTGTACTAATAAGTTCGTCACAAATTTCAGGTCGTTTAATGTCAGGTCGTGTAATATCTTTATTTATATCTTCGACGACGGTTGATTTTGTTGTTGGGAATGTCTTATTGAATAGTTTAATGATTTTTTCATTAATCGATGGACTTGTTTCCATTAATCTATCGAATTCTTCCTTACATAATTTTATCATATGACTTACATTAGTACGCTCGTCCCTCGATTTTGCCAACTCAACTTTAATATTGCGATAAAACTTGTCCCATGATATCGAGCTAACTCGATGTGCTTCGTTCAACTCACCTATTTTCAAGAATTGAGCAATTGTCGTTAAAATACCCGCGAAAATATTTACTGCTCCAATACCCATTTGCGCATATGGTTTAATATCTTCTGAAAATCTATCTTGGGCAAAGTTCGCTGTCCCAGTTAATGTACTCATAATGATGACCGGAATAGTAAACCATGCGTTTGTTTTGGAATATGCTTGATGGGAACGCGTATGTAACCATCTATAGCACATCGCCTTGTCTGCCCATTCTACAAGTATAATTTCATGCTCGCGCTTCCACTCTTGTTCTTTAAGTAATTTACTCTCGTTCGTTATTTCGCATATTTCAGTTAGTAACGGTTCTTCGTTATTTTCCATTATAGATTATAAAAATAATATTTTTTTTATTATCTAAATAAATACTAAATGGATGACAAATTGTTAAAAGTAAAGGTTGTTTTTGATAACGTAAGAGGAATGCGTGAGGAAATTAGTACACTATTCGAAGGTTTAGATGGGCGTATTTCTAAATTACACGAAGTATACAATGATTTTATTCGAAACACCAAACTAATAAGAACACCCGATGTAAAGGCATTCATATTTAGTTTGGATTCGTTTTATTTTCAAAATAGTCTTCTGAAACGTGAATATAAATATTTGAAAGATTACTACAATATTATCATAAATCGAATGTATGGTGAGTATTATAAATTGTATAAACTAATTACAGATTATATAGAAAAAAGTCACGTTGATACTAAATTAAATACTGTGTTGAAAAACAAAAAGTATCCGAAATATGACGATTTAGATGAAGAAAAAACCTATGATTTTAATTTAATTGTTCAGTTGAATGAAGATATCATCCATATAGTTGCTTATTTAATTAACGTCTTAAGGGGTAAAGAGCAATCGTTGCAAGCATTTACGACGAATCAAAGTTATGGTTTAAATGTGAATAATTTTGTTTCTACATTTAATTATGAGGTAATCGTATTGGGCGAACAAATTAATTTGTATGAAAAATATCTCGACTTTTTTTATCATGTTCATGAGAAATTGTTGAAACGATTGATAACAAAGATTAGTTTGTTAGAGGCACAATTAAATGCTGATATCAAATTCGAAGGTGGATTGACCGGCAAAAGAATGGATAATAAAACCTTGATGGATGATATAAACATACAGTCATTGAATAAAAATGCTGCTCGAGACCTGAGACGTTCCATCGTCGGACAAAGTAGTCCATCTGGTTCTTCATCGTCTGAACAAGAAGTGTTTCTTCCTATAAATCATATCACGCTAAATACGGATATTATAGAACAATCTTCCTCTAGTTCAATAACTATTGCCCCTTTTTCAACAACATTGAATAAATCACTGGCTCAACAAATGTTTGAACCCTATCGTGATATAACTGACGAGCCGTCGGCAGACGAAGAAGAACAAGACCAAGAAGAAGATGAGCCGTCGGCAGACGAAGAAGAACAAGAAGATGAGCCGTCGGCAGACGAACAAGAAGAAGATGAGCCGTCGGCAGACGAACAAGAAGAAGATGAGCCGTCGGCAGACGAACAAGAAGAAGATGAGCCGTCGGCAGACGAACAAGAACAAGAAGAAGATGAGCGGTCGGCAGACGAAGAAGAACAAGAAGATGAGCCGTCGGCAGACCAAGACCAAGAAGATGAGCCGTCGGCAGACCAAGACCAAGAAGATGAGCCGTCGGCAGACGAACCAGAACAAGAAGAAGATGAGCCGTCGGCAGACGAACAAGAACAAGAAGAAGATGAGCCGTCGGCAGACGAAGAAGATGAGCCGTCGGCAGACGAAGAAGAAAAGGCACTAGCTGAGGTAAAGGCAAAGGCACTAGCTGAGGTAAAGGCAAAGGCACTAGCTGAGGCAAAGGCAAAGGCACTAGCTGAGGCAAAGGCAAAGGCACTAGCTGTGGCAAAGGCAAAGGCAGTAGATGAGGCAAAGGCAAAGGCAGAAGAGAAAACTCGTATAGATGAAGAAGCTAGATTAGCGCAAGAAGTAGTACATGAACCAATTGATACAAATAAAAATTAACGTTCATTATCAATTGTAACGATATATCAGGATTAATGATAATATATAGATTAATAATATTATTCGATATATTATCATTTAATATTTAATTTAAAATTGAAATTAAATAGTAAGTTATTATTAAATTATAATTATAAGATGGAGAGACGTTTAAATAAGAAGATTAATGATTATGTTCATGTGTTTAAAACGGATTTAGTTGAGAAAATCCAATCACTTAAATCTACGGATAATCAAGCAGTTATGTCAGAGTTGACTAATTATGTATATCAGTATACTAATTTTGAATTAAACAAGGATGATTTTATGAAGAGAAAGAGAGTCAAGAGTATGGTTCCAGTTTACGAGAGATGTTGTGCGAAAAGAGCTAGTGGGGAGCAATGTACACGTCGTAAAAAAGATGATTGTCAATATTGCGGGACACATAGCAAGGGGACACCACATGGCATGATTAGTGATAAAGAACCCTCCTCTAATATTAAAACAGTAGAGGTGAATGCGATTGACATTAAAGGTATTGTATACTATTTAGATAATATTGGTAACGTGTACGATACAGAAGATATTATTTCCAACAATAAAAATCCACGTGTAGTTGCCAAGTATGTTAAAACTGGCGAAGAGTATAGTATTCCAGATTTGTTTAACAAATAAATAAAAAATTAAAAAATGCGTATAAAATCACTTAAAAAAAAGCACCGTATGTAATATATTCAAATATGAATTCTAAGCAAGTTGAATATATTAAATCTTTTTTAACTAAATGTAAGATTGTTGTAAATGAGTTTGACGATATGAATGGACTTTTAATTCCTAGAGAAATCTTTCTAGATAAAGAAGTATATGACTCAGTAAAAGAAGATATATCGATATTGAAACAAGTATTTACGTCTTCCGCTTTAACAAGTCTACAGTCGAATGCCGAAGATAATCAGAAATGGCCACTGTTAAACCTTGTACGACAAATTTTAAGGTCATGTCATTATAAAATGACACCAAAGAGAGTAAGTGCTGGCTATACAAAAGACGGAAAGAAGATTTATAAACGAATGTTTATTATTGAAAAACTTTCTCATACTGAGTTATCTGCTGGTTCAACTGCCTCTTGAACAACGGGTTCCTCTGCTTCTTGAACAACGGGTTCCTCTGCTTCTTGAACAACGGGTTCCTCTGCTTCTTGAACAACTGGTTCCTCTGCTTCTTGAACAACTGGTTCCTCTGCTTCTTGAACAACGGGTTCCTCTGCCTCTTGAACAACGGGTGTCTCTTGAACGACGGGTGCCTCTTCTACCAGGTTAGTTTCATTTGGCAACTCGGTTACTCTAGATTCAATATCATCCTTCTGTTGAATCTTATCAGGGTCAACGTCGTTGTACTGAACCTTATTTTTTAAGTAAGCACTATAAAAGATGTTTTTAGGTGTATTTACTGTAGAAAATACGTCTGCCACCTTTAAACCCATAAGCAATAGGTTCGTCAAAAACACGGTAAATGTTTTACTATCCAAATAATTCGTATATACTACAATAAAACTTAAAACCGCGTTCAATGTGAATGCGATGGTAGAAACATAACCGGCTTTTTGATAATATCCGTCATAGTCCCAAATACTTTGCTTTTTTACTATAGCCAATTTTTCAAGCCCAATACCTACAGATTCATTGTCAGTCGCTGTAAATTTATTCACTTCCAAATAATTAATCATCTTATTCTCTCGTTTTACTTCTATGAAATAAAGTGCCAAGAAGGAGAGAGATGTGATAACATTAAACGATATAGCTGCCTGAGATAAAGAATCGTTGCGATTTATATTTTGACTAGTAGAGCAAATTGTCTCTTCACATTTTTGAGGAACAAATACCACTAAAAATGCTCCCATTAATACACGATATATTTCCAATATCAAGGTAATCCCAACATTGAGTTTTTGATTGAAATCCTGATCGTTTTGCTTTTCTCTAATCATGTCCATAATAGACGGGCGCTTTTGTTTATTATTGTCAGTAATACATGGTTGAACTTCTGCGATTTGGTCTTCTAGTACCTTTTGTTTACGGGAAAACATTATATACTGATTACATAAAAACTCTTTATTATAAAATACGCACAACAATTATAAGTATATTACACATACGTAAGTAATATAACACATATGTAAGTAATATAATAATATCATGCTATAATAATACATGTATTCGTATCATCATATATTATTATGTCTATTTTTATGTAATGGGTTTATAGATGTGATGTCACAATTGACGTTACAACCTTCAGAGCAACAGCAAATTTATGTTTATGCGTATTCATGGACACCTGGGTTTTGTCATGGTCAAAAATATCCGGGATGTGTTGAACCTCTTCCTTATTGGACAACGAACTTTACTGTACATGGATTATGGCCTCAATATGCGACAAATGGATACCCATCCACCTGTACGAGTGAACCATTTGATGCCTCTATTCCGCAACAAATAGGTGAGAACAAAATGATACAGTATTGGCCAGATGTACAATATGACGTGACAAGTGCTTCATATAATAGTTTTTGGCAACACGAATGGACGAAGCATGGAACATGTAGTGGTCTATCTCAAGTTGATTACTTTAGCCAAGCATTGGATTTGACAAATCGTATACCCACGCCATCTGTTTTGTATGACTCTATCGGGAAAAATGTCAGCGCCAATGCTCTACGAATTGGGTTTGGTGGCGCTAATTATGTCGCACTACAATGTACTAACCAAATATTGACTGGCGCCTACACTTGTTGGGAACAGAAAAATAATATTCCTTCCGCGCAAATCGAGTGTCCTTTATCGGTTGTAAAAGAAGATACATGTATCAAAACAAATGATATTTTTGTACTCTCATTACACCCTTTGTAATGTAGACTACGGTTTTCACAATGTAAAAAGACAGAATGTTTTCAAAAATAAATAGACGTGCCGTAGGCACATAATCGTAAGCCGCCAGCAGGCAGAAAAAATTGAAGAGTGAGTTGTGAAAGAATGGAGTGAAATGATGTTAAAAGTGAGCAAAGAAATGTTGTTAGAGTTAGAGTGTGGTGGAATGTTGGTAAAAGGGTGGTTGTCGAAGTGTGAAGAG